CTAAGCTCCCCCATTTGCGGGACTCGCCTTACCGATCGAGCCACGGTTCTGCTCCTCCATGGCCGCGAACGTCTTGGCGTCTTCCTGCATACCGATACCAACTTGGCTGAGTTGGTGATGCAGCGTCGCACGCTGGTCAACCCATGCTTTGTGTAGATCCACGAGGGCAGAGGCCGATTTACCGATCCAACCGGAAGAGGCCTCCTCGATCTGATCGTGATGGCCCGCATGCTCGTCGCGGGAGATCTTCACCGCGTCAAGAATCGACTCACCGTGCCGGTGAAGATCTTCGGGCCTCACATTGAAGGTCTCACTCATCGCCGTACCCTTTCCGGCACACCGGCCGTGGTCACTCGAACTTCACGTCCCAGCCAAGGGCTTTGTAGCGGCGCACTTCTCGTTCCCGCGCGGCCTTTTCGGCTTTCTCCTGCTCGGACCAGTCACCGATAACCCCCGGTGAAGCTGCTGGCATGTCGCCCATGAACTCGTCGGTGTTGTCGTAATTGATCAGGATCTGCGGCGTCGCATGGTCGTCATCGTCTTCATCCTTGCCCCCACGACCGTGCCCACCGGCGCCGCCCATCATTCCCATGGGGCCCATGCCACGTACACCGGCAGCACCCACACCAGCGGGATTCACGCCACCACCGCCAGCACCAGCTGCGGCACCGCCCGGCAAGCCCGCCCCACCGCGCAGCGCGCTCAGCCCGCTAGGTCCTCCCACACCTGAACCTGACCCACCGACACCCGTACTCGTCGACGACGGCGAGAACCCAGCGGCAGTCGTGCTACCGATCGGCAGGCCAGAACCACCCGAGCCAGAACCCAAACCAGAACCAGCACCACCAGAACCCGCGCCCTGACCACCACCCGGGGTGCCTCCACCGGAACCACTGCCCTGGCCGCCCTGTCCTTGACCTGCGCCAGCCTGCTGACCCTCACCACCGGCCAGTTGCGGTTTGGTGTCCTTGCTGGCCAAGCCGTCCGAGGATGACGGCGGGGTTTGAGTACCGCTGCCGGAACCGCCCGAACCAGAACCACCACCGCCGCCGTTATTGCCACCAGGCCCAGCAGGCATAGGGCCACTGGCAGTGGTATTCGAGTCTTCCGTGAACTTGGGCCGGTCGGCCTCCAACGGCGAGGTGTAAAGCCGCTGTGCCTCAGCTCTAACCGCCTCCAGCAGCTTCTTTTTGGAATCAGCATCGGTGTCATCGGGCGGCACCGGATACGCCTGCGCGACCCGCGAAGACTGCGAGAGCACCTCTCCGTCCTGGAACAAGGCTGTACTCATCTTGCCCGCTTTGGCGGACGTCCCACTCTCCGAAGTGAGTTCGCGTTCCTTGGTAGTCATCTCATCGAGCGCAGCCTCTGGCCCCTTGCCCGTCCAGAAATCAGGCTCTGCCAGTTTGGATTTCGCATTGCCGTATGAGACGGCTGCATCAGAGAGCTTCGTGTATACATCGCTCCATGTGTTGGCCAGGGTGAACGCGTTGTCCGCCTTCAGCGCACCTAGCTTCCCGACAATGTCAGCATGAGAACGGCTCTGCCATCCATCGTCAGCCATGAAAATCGTCTCCCCTGTTCAGGCCCTACTTGGGCAGCTTCTTGGCTGTATCTGTTGCGATGCTCATCGCCTTGGTGCAGGCGTCGGGAATCACTTTCTGCGCCTTTGGATCGCGTACGCCAACGATCGTTCCCACGGAAGCTTTTTGCGCGGGGAGCTCTACATAGCAGACACGCTGTGGGTCAACTTCATCGCGCCATCGCACCGCGGTGAGCCCTTCAACGGTCACTTGTTCGGATCCAGGGAACAGGTCCTGGTTGAGGTACTCAGTAACGGGGCGGTTGAGCACTGTCTGCTGTACGTCCCATCCATCCCCGGACCAGGCGCAGCCCCGCTGCAGCGAGGGCGTGTTGGCGAGGTCTTCAACCGAACCCGGCTTCACGCCCCATGCCCGCAGTTCATCTGCTGAATACGCAAGGCAGGGATCAAAGCTCGTCCCGTTGTTGTTGTCCGTCGGGGCTGGGTGCGGGCCCGGCAACGTATTGGTGACGGGCGTCGAAGCCGAGGCTGAGACTGATTGATTGCTCGCGGGTGAATCAGTTTTCGCGATGCCCCCGGTGGTGTCGGTGCACCCTGCGGCGGTCAACGCAACTATGCAGGCGGCTACGGGCAACGACATGGGCCAGCGCATCAGTAAACAACGCTCGCTTGGTACGCGCCGAAGTTGCCAGCGTTGTAATCGTCCTGGTTCTTGTACAGCAGCTCCATCGCCAGGAAATGGTCAATCTGCTTCTGCACTGCATCCCTATCAGCCGTGATTTTGGCGCGTGCCTCCGTCGACTGGTCCTTATAAAACTTGGTGACGTCATAACCGGTTTGCAACTCTCCGAACCCCGCCACCTCTTGAGCACGCTCGGCTGCTTTCAGTGCATCGTTCAGCGAATCACGCACAACTAGGAGCTTCTGTGCCATGGTCTTGCCGGCGCCTTCTTCCATGTGCAAGATCCCCTGTGCTCCCGTGGCAGCGCGCTCACGATCCTCAGGGCTCATCCCGGCCATATCGAACTGATAGTCCCGAACACTCACCGCTGACCTCGCGTTTCGTCGTCACAACTGGCATTCATCTAGATACGACGATGCAGGGAGCGATCCGGTTCCATCAATCTTCAAGAAAATCAGCAACTAGGCGGGACTCAGAATTCGGGCTACGAAACGGATGCGACGCGATCTTGATGCGGCGTAGAATTCGCTGGTCAGCAGGCAGTTATGGAGGATTGATAGTCCGTGAGTGCCGAAGACGACGAAGACGAACAAGAGCCGACAAGGGCGTCACCAACCGCCCTAGCTGAAACGGGCGTCGTGGAAATCACCCCGGCTGCTTGGTCCGACTCAGACGAAATTGACGACATTGATCCGTACGAGGATCCCGTGCGGCGCAATTGGCTAATCAGCGGCGCCATATTTGCGGCGACAGCCGCGGTTGCGGGACTCGCGGCAGGAGGGGCGTTCGTCTTCCTCCGTCAGGAACGAGGCAAGACACCCGTTACGACGAGCACGGTGTTGATCGCCTCCCCGCCAGCACCGACGTCCGCTGTCGTGCTACCGCCGCCACCAACGCAAAGCCGACCCCCCACGCCCATCGAGCTGTCGGCCACGGGCGACTCGGTGTATGTGAGCACCAAATCGGGCAAGACCGCCTGCCAGGTCACGGTAAATACCGTCTCGTGCATCGTGAGATTCGTTGGGCGCACACCAATTCGATACGGCGTGCCAACCAACGTGGTGATGATCACGTCCGGCGGGATCATGGATTGGACAGTCGGCGACGGGGGCCAGCTGCAAACCCACACTTTGAATTACGGAACGCTCTATCACGCTCTAGGTTGGACCATCACGCCGACCAGTGAGGGCACCACATTTACGAACGATGCGACCGGTCGCGGGATGAGCGTGAACGTCGATGGCGCCAGGGCGTTCTAGTCGCAGCCTACAAACGGGGTTCGCTTACCCAACGCTCAGCCCAGCTAGATTCGTCGATTCAAGATTTGATAGACAACTACTCTGCATACGGAAATTAGATTCGGATTGCTCCTTGGTGGTGGTGCTGAACTGACTTATTCAGTGCCGTTTTTCTTGTATTGGTAGCGCCAAGTTGGAATGGCAAAGCGTCCGCGAGCTGGCCGACAACCCGTGCAAGAGGTTCGACGGCATTCCTGTGTCTCGCCGCCATTGGCGGCTACAGGCAATCCCCCAGCTCAACGCGCGGCCCAACTGCTGGACCGAGCCACCAGACAGGCAGAATTCGACCCGCCATGTCACGGCGCAGGAATACACATTCACCCGAAGATGATGGTTTGCAACATCTTTCGTTGCAAGTGCTGCCGCGTCGGCGCGACAGGAACTGTCTCGATGTCGTCGGTGCACTGAATAGCACGATCACCAACCCCTATACGGAATCGGCGATGCCCGCACGACGCTCGGGTCGTGACCGTTAGCGATAAGTAGCTGTTGCGCTGCATGAACATGCTGCACTTGATCCGGTGCCGGGCCAACGATCAGGTCGCGGATTACAGGCTGGCCGTCTGTCGCGGTGATCGTGATCGGCCGATAAGGCAGCAGCCGAGTTCCGGAGGTGCGAAAGTTCGGCGGATAATGCCCGCTAAGTAGCTTCACGAGGTCTCCGAGGCTCTCGCCACCTACAAGCAGACGCCACTCCTTCTCTGCCGCGAACGCATCGTGTTTGGACTGCGCTGCGAATCCGATCCCGACGGCTGTCGAAGCATGTTCAACAACGTTGGCAGGCTTTCTTTTCTGAGGGTCTTTGGACCAGTCACTGAGGGCCTCAAATCCCGAAACCAAGGACTGCAGGATCGTAAGGATCGGCAGTCCGAGTGTGCCTGGCCCGGTGAAGAGCGGAATCTCTTTGATTCTGCTTCGCGCCTCATCGCCGTAGTAGACGCGCATCAGGGCGGACCTGAACGCGTGCGATTCGCCGGTCCTGACGTTGTGACCGGTGTACTTGCCCTTGCTCAAGGTCCGGGAGTCCAGCCCGAGAGCGAACCCACCGCCCGCTCCATATGTGACCCACTGACTCAAGAGATCGTCGCTAGTCGTAAAGCTAGCCGCACACACGGATGGACGTGGCTCCAGGCGAAGCGAATCAAGGGTCGGCGCCTTAAGATACTTATCCACCGTCGACAACCAGTCCGAGATGGCCTTGATCGACTCTTCGCCTTGCGCAATAAGCTCGGCGTGCTCGCGCACGATCCCTAAGCCGAACGCGAGTTCGGAGATGTCGTTCATCAACAGCAGATCCGATGCGAAAAAGGTCAGTTGGCGGGAAGCTATCTCGTTGCGTCGGCTGTCCACGATGCCAATCAACCCCGCAGCGCTGGTGTAGTGATACAGGTACCCGGCAGGTTCCTCAACACCAATAAACGGGGTCTCATCTATATCCGCTGCCTCGGCTGTCGACGCCTCGGCATCTGCTGGTTCCGCGCTGACCACAGGCCGCAGCCTAGACGCAGCACGTGAAAGCGCCCGGGTAACCCGCCGAATCCCGTCACACCACAAATGCCACAACGCAGATCTAGTTCGCGATCCGGTGACGCCGCCAGGCTGCAGTGAATCGGGCCTGCCGGATCTATTTTCCTATTAAGGCCGCTGTTAACGATGTAAAGCCTCGGCCTGCTGGAACGACGGCGTACCGTGAAACGTCGAACAATGAAATCGCACACAGACGGGCCTGCCATCGTCGAGAAGTACCGGCGGCGGCTTGATTGGCTCACATCCGCCGAATCGCTGCTCATTCCGGCGGTGCCCGCAGCCGTCATATGGGCGATCACTGCCGACCAGCAAGTTCGTGAAACTGAGCTAAACCCATTCCAAGTCGACTGGAACGACTACGGGGCCGAAGCTTGGATCGCGCTGGCGGTCACGGTTGGCGTGTGGGCCACACTCGTCCTGGTCTTCTGGGACCGGCTGCGGCACATGAGGAAGCTGGTGGCGATCACCAAGGGACACCAGATGGAAGAGGCGTCACGGATCACAGCAAGTAACAGTGCGGACAGACGTAAACGGGTGATCCGCGACCTAGGGTGCGCGCCTCTGCTTCTTTGGTTTTTGAGCGTTGTCGCCCTACCGATGCCAGCCGTTTGGCAGATAAGCGCACTCATTGTCGGGACGTGGCTCGCCTGGGAGTGGCGAACAGTTGAAAAAGTTGAGGCTTTCAGCATCGAAGCGATGTACCAATCCGCACGTGAAGCGGCGACGGAAAAGCAGAAGGAAATGTTTGACTAGCCCATCTCGAACCCCGAATGACCGGCAACGGTCGAGACGGTATTGGGGCACCGCCCTTTCTCAAAAAATGGGACAACCCGCAACACGGACCGCAGGAGTTTCCGAGGGCTTACAGATTCTGATCTCGTTTGTCACTCTCCAGTGCAATGATCTACGACATCAGACCGTTTCACGTGCATGGCGAGGAGGACCGCCCACATGACGACACGTGCGCTCCTCGTCCGCGAGAACCGAGAGATCGACCTGGCTAAGCTCAGCTCCGATGACTATCAGTCTGTCATTGCGCTGCAGGGGCAAATCCGTCGAGATGACGAGCCGCAACTACTGTGTCTCGGGGCTAGACCAGAAGAGGCCAGCCTGTACGTCAAGCGCAGTTCCAAGGGCAACTATTTTGCCTCCCATTTCAGCGGACACGCCCACGGCCCGCACCGCATCGCCACCATGAGCGACGAGCATCGTAGGCAGACTGACTACTTTGTTCGAGCCGCTGAATCGGCTGGCTACGCAGTGACCCGCGAACTATCTACAGGCAACGGCACGCGCCTGGACGCAGCAATCACCGCGACAGTAAATATAGGAGTGGAAGTACAGAGATCAGCGCTCCACTTGGCTGCGGCTAAGTCTCGTACTCGGAGGTCCGCCAACGCTGGATGGCACCCGCTGTGGTTCACCACGGCCGAAAGACGTCCACAGTGGTGGGGCCACATTTCCTCGCTCAGTACCACACTAAGGATCGACTATTGGGCACAAGCGCTGCCGAAGCCTCATGAGGCAACTGCCCTCGGAATTTCTACGCTGGTGTTCGAGCGCTGCGACATCAACGCATTCGATCACTGCCCTGTTTCAGACAAAGGGTTCTGCGGCAGGTGGCACTACAAATTTGTGCCACGGCAGGGACTCAGCGTGGACGATGTCACCCAGCTGATGCCTGCGGGCGAGATCGTCCCCATTCAGCCTTACAGAACTGACTACACGCGCCTGATCAGCCGCGAGGACAAATATCGTATTGAACAACACGATGGATCTGGCACCGTCGACTTCAAGCCGGAAGCGCTCCCACTGCAAGTCGCACAAGCGACCAGCCGTGGTTGCGCACAACACCCCCACTTCGGATGCGCCCAATGCGGCACTGTGTTCCCAGCGGTGACGGCCGAGGGCCGCGATGGGTGGTGCACTACATGCAAATCATGGTTCACTACGACACTTCTCATGCCCAAAATTTGAAGGTGACAAGTAGTCGCATCCGACTTCCATAACCACATTCAGTTATACCGCGGACCACACTGTGGTCTTGAGGCCTCGCTTGCGCTATGCGGGTCCTCCGCCTCTTGTTTTCGAGGGACTCGCGCATTGATGGGATGACATCATCGAACGCTCCCGCAGTGGGGGATCTGTTGCCATCCATCGCTTGCTGGACCGCGCAATCCGTACAACGATGAAGACCACGACTCAAGATGGGTGACCTTGAAAACCTGTCTCTCTTGTAGGGCGGGCGGGGCTCGAACCCGCGACCAAGGGATTACCGGAGCACGGATCCTGACTATTCCCACTGATTCGGGATTCGCTTGCGCACCAGGCACATAAACCGTCGCGTCCTCCGGTGAGCACCGGACGATTCCTGTCGATTCCCGGCCATTATCGGTGAATAACCGATGGCCTTCTGCCTCGTCCGGCATTGGCGAAGCGCGCACATAGGCCGCTGACACTCACGATCCGTCAACGGCTATGCACAGGTGCTAGCCCACAGATCGCTCGCGGGCCTCGATGAGGAGAGCAATCACGGCAGACATGCGTCGCATCAAGTAGTCCTGAGCCGCGACCGGGACACCGATCTTGTCGGTTTCATGGTGCCGAATCTGGAACTGGTTGCCGATCCGCGTTAGTTCCAACATCTCCGCCTTGACGGAGTCGCGCAGTTCGGGCGGTTCAACGTTCGCGGCAAGCCGATCAGCACCAGTCGATTTGGTCCAGCCGTCGATTGTCTTCAACCGCTCAAAACCATCCCATAGCTTCTCTAGTGCCAAGTAGCGGTCCGCTGCACGGCGCGACACGTACAGACGATGCGCTTCCGCTAGTAGATTGTCGAGAACTTCATCGCCCGTCGGTACTTGAAGCGAATCGAGTGAATGAACGACCTCCTCGGGGATGATCCGCTGCACCTCCCCTCGGATGTCCATCGCGAATGCAGAACCGCCTCCGCTGAGGATCATGTTGACGGCGTCGCGGAAATCGATCTTCCCTGCATCTCCGTCGAACTCCAGCTCATGGTGCTTGAAGAAGCCATGCCACTCCGCGCGCTTCGGCAATGAAATCTTCTGCGCTACTACTTCAAGGAGATCGAACACAGCGTCGTCGCTGGCGTCTCGGTTGACTGACAACGGCCATTTGATCTGCGGCACTACTGCGCCCAAGTAGGACACGACTGCATCGCGATCGCTGCCGGTTATGCCGTTCCCGTCGTAGCAATGCTCGGGAAACGACTCCGCGAGCCAGTTCGCTTCAACGCGGGATCGCACGAAGTTCAGTAGCGCATCCTTCGTCGTAGAAGAAAGGTTCTGGGCAGTCTGAGGTGTTCCGCGGCCGTGCCGATCCGAGTACAAGTTCCTGCTCACACTTCTGATCTTCTCAGTCAACATCGGTCGATCCACGCAGTTTCCGAGTCAATTAGCTGTCGTAACCGCCCACCAGCATGGCACCTTGGGGCTTCGTCCTCGACTTAGTCATCAGTGGCTTGCAAACCGCGCCACCACCGAGGCAATCGCGCCCACCAGCGGTGTCCTCGAACTCATACGAGGGTGGATAAATGATGGCTTGGTGATGGCGAGCGTTCGATGGTTGTCACCGTTCCTCGGCTTCGCGCAGCTCCGCCGAACTGATCGCTTGGTCCAGCGCTTCGACAACTCCAGCGAGCCATTCGGTGAAAAGTCGCGGCTGTCCAGGCAAGGCACTCCATTGACTGGCCGTCTCGCGTCGACCTTTGAGATTGTCGGACTCAGGTCCCCACGCGGTCGAATGCGGGTGCATGAATCGGACCGTCGCCGCTCCACGCAGTTCTGCATCGTCGGACGTGCCAAGAATCGCAACTAGCAAAGGGTCGGGCTCGTCAGTATCAAACGCGACATGACCAATTAGTTGAGACCAGATCTTCGGGTCGTCGATATCGGCTACTAGAGGAAGGAGCTGATCGGGCCCGATCACCCGCTGAATACGGCTTAGGACCTTGGCGTCGTCAAGCCACAACGACCATCGGTGAAAGGTGCCATCCGCGCTAGCCTCCAAAAACTCGACTATCGCTGGCACCACCACGACCGGTTCAGCACGACTGAGCTCGTCCAGCTCGCTCAGAACGTAATCGGACGGAAATGAGTTCAGTGATTGAAGGCGTCGCAGCAGCATTTCTAGTCGTTCCGCGGTAGTCAGGCCCAGGCGCGGAAGGATGTTACCGACGTGAAGATCCACCATTGTGGAACCGCCAGGAGTGCCTTCTGCTGCTTCCGAGATGGTGAGTAGATCGGTCAAGACCGACCTGAGCCGGGAACCGACAGGGGGAACTGGAGTGACTTCAGTCCACTGATCCGCTATGCCAAGAGCTTGATCCAACGTGCGGTGCACGCGGTTGTCGTTGCCATCTCGAATTTGGTTCCGTGCTGCTTCGACCAGCAGTTCCAGCAGACCGGCCACCGCATCGGCGCTGAGCGGACGAGTCCAGCCGCCATACAGGAAGCGGCCAACCTCCTCGGCGGGCGCCGACCCTTGCCTAACCGCTTTGATCGCGAGCTCGGCAAGCACATCGGTCGCGGGTAACAGGTGGATGCCCTGAAGTACCGCCTTTCCCAGGTCCTTGCTGGTGATCCATCTTTCGAGTACTACCACCGGATCTACCGCATCAACCATGGCGAGGCCACGAAGATAACCCACTAACGCCGGAAGTGGGGGCTGCGGGAGCGTCTCCATCTCAACCTCGAACTCAACGCTAGGGGCCCGCTTCGCAAGCTCTTCAAAGAATCTGCTCGCAGTATCCGCGTTTCCGTCCTTTGCGATTTCGATGATCTGCCGCCAGACGGCCACTCCTCCAACTGCCGTTTCCTCAACGAGATTGACAAGCGGTCCTGGCAGGCCAGCAACGCGCTCGTCGAGGTCCTCGGAGAGCTCCCAGACGGAAGCTGCGAAGACATAAGCAGCGCGCTGATATATGCCTTCACCAGTTAGATGTGTGATGCGATCGAAAATTTTGGCGTCGAGTTCTGGATCTGGCTCGTCGTATGTGCGTGCGTGATTGAGAGCTTCGATCAGTTCTGCGCGCCCGCGCGGAGGCCATTCAACTTCGCCGAGCGACGCAAGCGCTTCGGTGGGGATGCCGCGCGACAACGCAGTGCGGAGTCCTTGGGCGAGAGAGCGTGCAACCGAATCGCGCGAATCCAACTCATTACGTGCGATCTCGATTAGCAATTCCCACGCTGACATACGTGCAGCAGCCTCTTCCGCGAACGTGGCTGGTCGCCACTCGATCGGCGGCACTCGGCCACCAAAGTCTGTCGCGAAGCGGGTTTCGTGGGGGTCGAAAGCCGATGCGAGGCCGGGAATAACAATCCGTGTCGCGGCTTGCCCGTGAGCCCTCAGCGCTTCTCGTGTCCAACTAATCCTTCGTGCGTAATCTGCGCCTGTTCCGCCAAGGAAGACTCGGTATATGCCCTGAACCGCGCCGGTCGCATTGTTCGACCACTGCTCGTTTTCAGCCATCGCGAGTCGCAAAGCTGCAGTAGCGGCCCGCTCGAATAGGTCACCAGACCAGAGCAACACCTCGATCGCTTGAACGAGGTCGCGGCGGCCACTTCGAACCGAGGCGAGTTGCTCGGTGGTTACTCCGTTCATGATCCGTTCGATTGTCAGCATCGCAGTTGCCGGATCCACAATGGACGCGACGTGTAAAAGTCGAGCGGCGCCATCGTCCACGTCAGCTATGGCGCCGTCCGTAAAAGGGGCTTCCTCCAGAAGCACCCCAAGGGTGCGCGAAACTACCGGGTCTCCGGCGAACTGTCGCATCTGGTCTACGATCCGTTCCCGCAGAACTTCAGGCAGTTTGTCGAGCTCGTCAGCAATCGTGGTCGAACGCAGCTGCAAGAACCGTGCCGCGAGCCAGACGGCGAAGATTCTCGGGGTCACCCGACGATAGCGTCCGGCAGTCGATACAAAACGCCGCAATTCTCGGTCGGCCACCCCGCGCACTGAAGCCTCGTCGATGTCAAAGACTTCGCAGGCCAATCGCAACTCAAGTGCCAAGTCACCTTCGAACCCGAGGCGTTCGAATAAAGCCACCAGCCCAAGGGCGGGAACTTCGTCGTCACTGATCAGTGTTGCAAAGACTGGGCCGATAGCATCGTCTGCGCGAATTTGCTCCAACAGTGTGGAGTCTGGTCCGCCGTTCGCGAGCGCGATAGCAAGCGCATCTGCGAGACCCGGATAGCCGTCAGTGAGACTCGCGACGAGGGACGCTTGTTGCTCGTCGAGCCCCCTCGACAACGCGATGTTCTTGCTGGCCTGAGCCTCGAGGGGAAGCAGTTCGAGCCGGCGACGGTCTTCGATCGCTCGCTCGCGGGTCGTGCGAGGTCCAGTCGTGATGAGCCTAATGCGGCCTTGGCACAGTCCGACCAGGTTGTTGAGCCTGCGCCGCTCGTCGGCATCGCAGTCGTCAACTACCAAGATAAGAGAGCTGCCGGGGGTGTTCGCGATGTCAGATAGGAGCCCCTGATTCCATCCGCTTGGGTCGCGTGCGACAAGAACGCGTTCACGTACGCCGTCTTGAGCGAGAGCCTCGTAGACAAGGCGACTTTTGCCAACGCCGGTGTCTCCGTAGACGAGAATTGCGTTCGGTTCGTTGCGGACCGCGACGTGTTGGCGGACAGCGTCGATCGCTGCGAGGCGTGGCGCGTCCGGTTCGAATTCAATCGGCGAAAACCCGCGCGCCCACACCTCGAGACCCACCAAGCCGCTGATCGGCATCGGCCCATGTTGAGCGAGTACAGCAACATGTTGGTAGCAGAGTTGCTCGATCTCGTCGGCAAAAATCGTGACGACGTTAGCGTCAGCTCGAATCTTCTTGACCGCGTTTGTGAACGCCGTTGTGACTGCCTTTCGTTGTTTATCGATCGGGTCGTTGGTCCAAAACAACACGTAGTCAGCGCCGTTCTTGATTGCCTCGATGAGCGCCGCGTGTTTCGTCGGATTGATTTCTTTAGAGACCGAAGGGGCCGTCTTTCCGCTCTTGATTTGCCAGACGTTGTGCCCTCGCGGGAAGTCCGTGTCAGCCGTCTCGGGGAATTTCGTGCGCCCATCAATGCCTTCATCGGCTGTCTTGACTCTTCCGCTGATGGCGACAGTATCCAGTGGCAGTCCGAGGCGCCCTCGCTCGGCCATGCACAGGGTTCGAGCCAAAGACACCGCACCGTCCTCGTCCTGCCCACGTATCCAATGATCAATCTTCAGATCCACTCTGTGTTGACCTCTTTCCGCCTGCGCTCGACAGTGATCGTCGGGGTAGTCGTGTGCCATCTAGCACCATCACCTTAGGAGAACTGGGCACACCAAATCGCCACTCGGACTATCTGTGGTTGCTTCGACAAACTCCGGATAGTGCAGATGAGGCGGCACCAGCCAGACTGCACTACGGGCTTCGTAGGCTGCTCTGCCTCTCTGTCTCAAATCTTTAGTTTCGGACAGCGACCGGCGAGTATCACAGCAGCGCAAATACACCGAGGTCAAGCTGTCGCAAAACTCGCCTCAAAACAATGGTCGCAAAACCTTGCATGTGCGATAGATTTGAGACAGGCTTGGAAAATGGACACATCGACGACGGCCGACACTGGTGTACTGCTGGGCTACGCGCGAGTGTCCACCGCTCATCAGTCCCTGGACCAGCAACTCGACGCACTGACCGAAGCCGGAGTCGGGCCCGACCGCATCTACAAAGACAAACTGTCGGGGACCTCCACACGTGAGCAGCGTCCAGGTCTTGCCGCCCTACTGGATTACGCCCGCCCCGGCGACGGCATCGTCGTCGTTGGCATCGATCGCCTTGGTAGGAATGCAGCGGAGGTGATGGCCACCATCCGCGACCTAGCCGAGCGGGAAATCGTGTTGCATTCTCTCCGTGAAGGCATCGACAGCTCAAATGCAACCGGCCGCATGATCGCTGGGGTGCTAGCGAGCCTTGCTGAGCTCGAGCTCGAGCTTGGTCGAGAGCGCCGAGCTGCGGCACGAGAGTCCCGTCGGGCGCGGGGCCAGCACATCGGTCGACCAAAAGCTCTTGACAACGCAAAGGCTGCATTGGCGCAACGTATGCACCTAGCAGGCGAGCCCGTACTGACAATCGCGAACACACTCGGTGTGAGCCGGGCAACGGTCTATCGGGTGCTGGCCGAGGATCTTCACGCAGGTAAGGAGGACCAATGAGCCGGCCGACGGAATTGTCGACAGACGAAGTTGACGGGTTGATAGCGATCGGGCTAGCCCACGATTTCTGGCGCGGCCAGTGGTCAACCGTCGAAGAGGCACACATCCACAGACCTCCGCACAGAATACGGCGAATCAGCGACGGAGAGATGTTCGCGGCCAACATCAAGGTCACACGAATCATGTTGGAAGAGTTCAGATCAGGTTTCGACCTGGAACGCGTCGTTCAACGGTTGACGGAACCTGGTCAGCTGCGCGTTGGACGTTGGGAAGGCACAGAGCTGTGCCATCGCGATGTCACTGACCTGCTAGGACCGTACTACGAAGAGTGGTGCGGCGCGGTTCAGAAGAAGGCGGAATGGATTTCAAACCAGATCTCCGAGGACGGGCTGAGGGAAGTACTGGTGAAGTACGTGACCTTCGCGAACCTGGTTGCGCCGCATTGGTGGAGCGGCCCGGATTGGCCCGAGATGGTCACGGCCTTTCTCGACACAGTCGATGAACTACCGCCAGGACTGCCGCCTGCGCTGCAAGACCGAGACGTCATGCACCGCATCCTCCTGTCGAGCCCTGATTCTCTCGGTACTGAAGCTCTCGAATGGCTTGTCTGTAAGGGGCTCAGGAAGACGCTGATGCGCTCCGACCACCTCGACGATTGACTTCCTGCCTCTAGAGTGTCTCTACTTCGTCGCCTGGGGGGGCACCCTGAAGCCGTTGTTACACCAGACACTCACGCAAATCCGGCCCCCTCTCCCCAGCGGAATTCGATGGACCGCTTACATTTTCAATCCGCTTCGGGAACACCTTAGGTCATTGGGGTGGGCAGGACTTTTGCTCCTACTTTCCAGTTCGGGGGCAAAGCGATGCTCAATGAGAGCCGGTCGCAGCTCGGCTCATGCCTCCTGCCGCAAACCTGCTACACACCTGACATGTGCATGTCGCGGCCCCGCGTACGTCGCCGATCCGTTGCTACCGAGCGTCGCTTGATTCGCCGCCCTCGTCGGTAGGAAAGCGCCATGGCAGTTGGCTGGCTTCCAGGTTGCGGTACGTCTCCAGGATGTTGTCAGGGAGGGGCGTGGGGTAGCCAGCCTCGTCGGGTAGACCGGTGATGACGACAGTGCCGTCCAGGCGCTCGAGTTCGGCGATAGCGGGCTCCAGCTTCCACCAGAGGAAGCTGGCCATCGAGTTGAACGGGCCCGGCCTGTTGCTGCACCAGATGGTGATGTTGGCGACCTCGAAGGTCCCATCGGTGTCGCCGACCAGCTTTCTGTAGGCGCTTGGCTTGTCGTCAAGTTTGCGGACTTCGTAAGCCTGATCAGGTCGGATAACCAACGCTTGTATACGTGATTCAGACACGGCTGCTCGTTTCCTCTATGCCTCTCCACGCTGACGGTGAAAGATGTTGCTTGCGCAGCGTAGACGCAGTGAATGACTTTGTCTTCTATTGCACGGGAGGAGATTTCGTACCTGATTGCCTAATACTCCTGATCGCCGCGACCTGCAGATACAGCAACCAGACCAAGACGGACAATCGAAAACCACGCCGGGCGGAACAGAAGGACGCACCGCAATCCGCTTGCGGCTCCGCCTAAAGGAAATTTTCTTCTACCTGCGGAAACAGCGACCGGTTCTATATCTATTTAGCCTTGTCACACGTCGCATGTGGTGGCGAGCGTTATCCGTGTACCGGGCACTGCCTGACCGCTGACCCCAATCCTCCAGCCCAAGCATGCGAAGGGAGAACCAAGCACCGTGCGTGAGAGGTGTTGTGCAACAACCCTTTTTCCTTCGCGAGCGAGATTGCCTGCGAAACACCACTGGGAGATGCTGGAATCCACATACCTTCGTTACGCGGGCGACCGAGCACCTTTGCGATCTCACCTTGGGGGCACGGTGCATGCCCGTTAGCCCCGGCCCTCGCCACCGCGAAAGCAAAGACGCGGAACCACGCGTCATGAGCACGGTAGTTCAACGCGTGCTCGTCCCAGACCGATTGGTACGTCCTACGCCATGAGTTAATGCTCCGCTTCGGCGGTGAGGGCATTGATGCCATCCGTGATCGGTCCTTATCGTTCTCCCGGCGATGATCGCCGCCTGATCGTGTCTTCACGATCAGGAAAGCACTGTCCCGGAGTCGATTACAGGGAAGCCAGTATCGGTCGACCAGGGATTACAGGGACCAGTTTCGATGGCTGCATGAGCGAAACGAACGAATCGATCTGGCTGAGCAGGAAAGAACTTGCCGAGCGCCTCAATGTACCGGCGAAGACTCCAGCGGAGTGGGCGACGAAGCGAACTGGACCGCGCTACGCACGGTTCGGCAGGCACGTCCGCTACCGCTTGTCCGACGTTGTGGCATGGGAAAATTCCCTGTTGTCGGACGCTGACGCCGTGCTCGACGCACGCTAGCACCACGAACGGAAGAAACACCTGTGGCAGGACGACCTCCGCTGCGAATTGGGCAGCACGGCAAGATCAGCCGACAGTATGTCGGCGGCGGCGTTTGGGTAGCGCGATGCCGCTATCGAGACAGTGACGGGGTCACACGAATCGTTGAACGACGCGGTCCGGTCGATGACTTCGACAAGCACGGCAAGCTAGCCGAGGATGCGCTCATCGAAGCACTGTCCGACCGTCGGCTTCCAGCTGATACTGACACCATCGGCTACGACACGCTCGTGATGGCGCTGGTCGATCAACACATCGGACGGTTGTCAGATGACGGCCGGTCCCCCGCCACTGTCGCTACGTACAAGTTCGCATCGGACAAACTCCGAAACTTCCTCGGCGGCGTACGAGTCAGCGAAGCTCACGCCGCGAGGATGGACGCGGCCCTACGGTCCATGCGTACCGCCCACGGCACAACGATGGCCAGGCAAGCGAAAACAATCCTGCAGGGTGGCCTCCAGCTTGCGGTCATGGCCAACGTGATCCCAGCCAATCCCGTACGTGACGTGCAATCGCTGCGAAGCAAGACACGGCCAAAGGGCGCAACAGCCCTGAGCGCTGATCAGTTGCGAACGCTACTCGCTGAGATCCGAGCATCCGAATACTGCGCAGGCAACGACCTCGCTGACCCACTCATCATTCTGATGGCGACCGGGCTCCGCCGATCCGAGTTATTGGCGTTGAGGTGGTCGGACTTCGACGCCAATGCAGGCACCCTCACAGTGACGGGCAAGTTGGTCCGTGCAACTGGTGCGGGTCTGCAGCGGATCGATGAGGCGAAGACGGCAGCAGGCATGCGCACGGTGGCGCTGCCTTCGTTTGCCGTCACTGCGCTTCGTCATCGGCAAGGGCGCGATTACGTCGGTCAGCAGCTGATGATCTTCCCGTCCACGGCGGGCACATGGCGCGACCCGAACAACTTCGGGAAACAGTGGCGTGCCGTACGCGACGACCTGGGCGTCCCCGGGGTCACTACCCACTCTTTCCGCAAGACGATGGCCACCCTGATCGATGACAACGGGTTGTCTGCACGGGTCGGAGCCGATCAGCTCGGACACGCGAAAGTCAGCATGACGCAGGACCGCTACATGGCCAGGGGCAAGGTGCATCACGAGGTCGCAGACCTGCTAGACGCCACCATAAGCGATGAATAAACGATGGATTGGACCCTACAAACGCCAAAAACAGCCGATGAAGTGGGGCGGGCGGGGCTCGAACCCGCGACCAATGGATTATGAGTCCACGGCTCTAACCAACTGAGCTACCGCCCCATCGCTGCTCAGGGCGTATTTCCTGACTAAATCCTAAGCCAACTGTAGCCTAGACTGTAGCCTAACGGTTTTCGCTCCGAGCCTAGAGAGCATACCGAGAGCCCTTACGGGCCACCGCACCCCGTTGCTGGGAAGCATCGCCGCAGGTCCACAACGCAAAAAAGCCCCCGGCTCAACCATGCTGGGGGGAAGCACGGGAGCCGGGGGCGGCTGTGAAGCGAGGGGGCTCAGGTCGGATTACTGGTGGGCGAGCGCCAGTTCTCAAACCTGATTCGGTAGGCGGCGAGACGATCTAGCGCTGGCTGCATCTCCTCAAGGCTCGGATTTGGGCCTAGCGCGTCGAAGTCCCGACTGATGTCTGCCAGTTCGGCGCGGTTCCGTTTATCTATGCGGTCGCCTACCCAAAGGAGGATATTGAATCCAACGAACCACACTCCGAACACGATCATAAGAACGGTTCCAAACCATTGCCCCGCTGTCATACCCCAATTCTATTGGCGGTAAGCGCTAACGGCGGGGTCTAAGCCTTCCAGGGTCCCCGCCATATGCGGGCGTCGGATTCGATGCGTTCTTCGCGTTCGGTGCGCAGCTCTCCGCGCAGTCCTCCGATGTCTTTTCGGATACCGGAGATATCGCTGCGGATGTCGGCCATTCCGTCGCGGACCATCTCGCGTATCTCGTCGATGTCGTCACGCAGGTTGGTGTCGTGGGAGTTCTCTGTTTGGTGCCGGATGGCTTTGAGGTCGAAGTGTTGCAGCGTCCACAGGATGCCGAGGAAACACATGACGACGAATGCTATTACTACCCAGGTCGCTAGGCCCCAGCCGTCTTGAGCAAGTGGCGGCAGCTGCCAGTCGGCCATGTTCACCGCGAAGTCTCCACTGTCGGCTCACACTTCCAGGTCTCAACTCTGCACATAGCGGTGTCCTCTCATTTCAGTGAAGCCAACAAATGGATTAGGTCGAGCTGTTCGGGGATGAACCGCAGCAGTCCGGTGGTGCGCAGCAGATGAACGGCCACTACCCCGATCACGGCGGAGCTGAGGAACATGTGGGACTGCCCGTACCGTGCAGTGGCGTCCGATAGCAGTTCCCCGGGTGGGCAAGCTATCTCGTAGGCGACGATCCCAGCAGCCATAGTGATCCACGCCCAATCAGATGGATGTAAGGCCATGGGAACCCTCCCCGATTAGGTTGTGGATAAAAAAGAAACATGCAGGCAGCGGGCTATTTTTCGACGCAACACCAGATACATCTAAAAAAGAGCGCGGTACGGTGAGCTAGTTCCCTGCGCGCTCTCCTCGCGCGGGGCCTAGACACCGCGACTTCGACTGCAACGGCGTAAAATTGAGGGATGGGTGAACCACCAACACCAGCCCCAGGCCGCAACGGTCGATGGGAACGCATCGGCGGCGTCTCGGTCGACTCGGCCATGGCCGCGATCACCGACCCCGCTTTTGCCCCAGCCAAGTATCCAGGAATCGGTAGTGGTCACAACCTATTCAGTAAGTACGGGTCCGGGGTGCAGTTTTCGGCAGGATTCGGCGACGGCGGCTACGACATCTGGGCGTGGATCGTGGACTACGGCACTGACGAGAGTGATGAGCGGATCGCCCAGATAGTCGTCACACTGATCGACGATGAAGACCTAGCCCATTGGAACAGCCAGCCGTAGTCACTCAGTTCGTTCTAGGTGTTCTATACCGTTGGCGACTAAACCGTGTGTAGCCCAGGGCGATTGGTTCTCACCTTCATGCACGCCGTAAGTGTGCTCTATGGTGCCGTCCGCTTGGACTCTCTCGAACCCGACCATGAGCACGAAATCTGATACCCGCCAGCCCGGTTCTTGATCCATTGCTTCGACGTACTTCTGTATGAGTTCGTCAGGGTGTTCACTCATAGCTAGCTCGCGACATCTTCGGAAGTATCAGCGGGTATCGGACGCTGATACGGCCACTTGTCATGCTTTGCCGAGTTGCAAGGTTTGCAGATCGGCCTGAGGTTGCACAGCATATGGGCACCGCCTTTGCTCAGTGGCTTGACGTGATCAGTCGCAGTGGGATTCCCGCCGCAGATCCAGCACCTATTACCCCAGTAGCGCCACTTCATCCGCAGATCGTCCATGGAGAACGGGGCGGTAGCAGCGGACCGCATGCGAGCTCGCCGCCGCTGACTTGCCGCGAAAGCTGCATCCTTATTAGCTTCGTAGTAGCGCTTGTGCCAGGCCCGAACTTGAGCCTTGTTATCGTGGTAGTACTTACGGTTCGTTTCCAGCTCGCGTTCGTAATTATCAGCCCGCCAGCGCCTGTTTCGCGCCAAAAACTTCTCACGGTCACGCTTGTAGGCTGCCGCCTTCCGGGCTTTCCCACCCTCGAAGTTCCGGCTATACGACGCCCGGTTGGTCCTACGCGTACATTCGAGGCAGTAACAGTTTCGGCCGCTTTTTCGGTTACGGTCAACCGAGAATGCCGTGACGGGCTTGACGGTTTCGCATCTCGGGCAGCGCTTTTCAGCGTTGGCGCCTACTTGAATCGTATCGTGACGTTTCATAGGAGGGCGAAGCTCTGTACGTCGAAGCCGTCGTTGTTGATCTGGAACACCGTCAGTGCCGGATCTCCGTCTTCGCCCATCTTGTTCATCACCCATGCGGAGCCGTTGTCCAGGGTTGAGGCTTGGATGTGCCAGCGCGCCTTACCCGTTACTTGATCCCGCCCATGGGGGCGCAGGCTGGCGTAGTGGAAATGTCCAGTCAAGAGGACGTGGCAGTCCATGACGCCGCCGTGGGTCATCTTCTCCCACCACGTCTTAACCCGGTCAGCGCCGGAGGCTTGGTGGCCATGCGCCAACCCCAACCTGGTGCCGCGTACATCGAACTGCAGTGTCTCGCACCACTCGGGCGGCCGGTGGAAATCTACCGGCAGGTTCGGGCCTTGGTTGTCGGGGTTGTTGTGCCATTCAAGACGTTTCGAGATAGCCAATCCCCAGTCGTCGGTGGGCTTCCCGATTAGATCCTTCCCGCGGCGCCACTGGCCGTGATTGGACGGGATGGACAGCACATCCACCGGGGCGTGCTTGGCGCACAGGGTGATGGTCTTCCAGAACTCCGTGGCGGCAACCTCGACCTGATCCATGAGAGATAGGCCGTTGGTGCGGGTTTGGGCTGTGACGTTGTCGAAGCCCTCCACAATGTCGCCCACGTCCGCGATGATGATGCGATCAAACCTTGAACGTTTCAGGTAGGCGTTCAGGTTTTCCCGCTTTTCCTGAAGGCGCAGTAATAACTCTTTGACGCCGCCGAGGTGGTCGACCTTCCCGGTTTGAATGTCTGCCCAGCACACCACAACCGTCGACTCCCCTGTGGGTTTCTTCGGCTGCACCGGCCTCGTCTTGCGGACCTCCGCATACAAGGCGGGTAGGTCTATAGCCCAACGCCGGACGGCGAGGTGATACCGCCAGGAGTGGTGCTTATGCTTCTCCCACTCCCCCTCCTTGTTGCGGAAGCCCGTCTCCCACACCACGACCTGTGGGTTACCGGCAATCTCAACCTTGGCTGGGTCGTAGTGCAGTTCGTCGGCGAACTCGCGAAGGATGCCCTCGAAGTCCTGCTCATCGAAGTCATCTGAGACCTTGCCCGTCTGAATAAAACCTGCGGTGCCGTCCCACTCCGCGCGCATTTTCGCCTGCTCTGGTGCCGACTCTTCCGGCACGGGGCGGCGACTATTGAGGCTGTCACGGATACTCAAGAGCGCACACACTCTCGCACGTGACGCCGGAACTGCACCGGCCCCACCGGAAGACCCTCATTCCGCAGCACGCGGACAAGCGCCTCAATCGACTTCCCTTCGGCTACCCATTCCTCAATAGCCTTACGGTCATCTGCACTCTGCGTAGCGACCCATGCACAGCATGTGCAGCGCTGCTTCGGCTTGGCGGCCTCGGCCAGTTGTTCCCGGATGGACATTTGTTTGAACCGCCTTTCATGGGGCGCTTCGAGGGCTCTATTCAGTTGTTAAGCACGGAACCAGTCAAGGACTGGATTCAGGTCGTACGTGCCGTGGGCCTCCAAGTGGGCGATGCCCTGGAAGGTTCGGACGATCGCCCACACGATGTCGATCAACCCGTCGAATGGGTTGATGAATAGGTCCATGATTCGGGCAACTATCGAGGAAGCCCCACCGGTCCAGGAGGATTGGGTGATGATCTTTGCGATCGCGGTCATGTTCTGACCTGCCTCGTCCAACCGGTTCTCGGCGTACCAGTCGCGGGTGCGGGCATGCTCTTGCCACTTCCCCGCCAGCTCGGGGTATTTCAGGAAGTCAAAGTGCCAGTCCATGATTCCCTGCGTGTTGGGCTGGGGCGGGTCGGGAACCCAAGGGGCGCACTGGTTGATCAGGCGGTAGGGGTTCCCAAATGCAATACCCTTGCGGAAGTCCTTGAGCCGGTAATGCAACCTGCCATTAGTCGGTAGGACGTGCTTTTCCATGACCTCGCAGCCGACCATCGCGCCCTGGCTGAAGATCGCCAGATTCCAGGGTGTTCCTTCAGGGAAGGGTGTGCCGTCGTCGAACAGCTTGGTATCCAGACGGTTGACGAGTTCGTCCACACCGGACTGGTTGTTGAACGGCAACCGCACGTTGTCATAGCCGGTGGGCCGCCACACCGCCCGCCCTTCACGCTCCAAAGTAGAGGCCACGAAAGCACAAGGCCCCTGGTACATGTCGGACAGGTGTCCCTCGACCGTGAAGAACAGCGGCGTCAAACCCAGCTTCACCAGATCCGCTTGCGAGACCTCACCCGTCTGAGGTTGGTTCGTGCGGCGCTGATATTCCTTCTGGACGGCTTGGTCGTCGTACCCGAAATACGAGTCGACCTTCAGTGGTCCCCCATCGGCGGCTTTGGCGTAGGAGGCGAAGCGGGCCAACATGACCCGCTGCCACCTCGCTACTACCTCCCCGTGAGAACCGAGGGTGAGGATCACTCAGTCACGCTCTTGATGACCTCGGCAGCCAGCGGGCCGAGGGAAACCTGCGGGCCGACGACATTGCCTACGGTGGCCTGAATCTTGGTGATGCTGTCCACGGCAACCTGGGTGGCGGCGGCAAGCTGGTCCTGCGCGGCCTGCGCGGTGGAGTTCAGCTGAGCCTGGATGTCCTGCAGGCTTGTGACGGCCTTGTCCGCTGCGGCACCGGGGGCTCCCTTGATCTGCTTGCCCAAGACCACACCGGCAGTGCCGAGACCCGCAGCACCCAGAACGCCACCGATAGCTACAACGGCGTTGATCCACGCATTGCCCTGGGTGTCACTGACGACACCGGAGGTCACCAGAATCGGCACGAGCGCTGTCACCAGTGCGCCGATGAGGTAGTACCACTTGCGAATCTGGGCGGTCATGATTGTCCCTTCTGAGAGATGAACTCCTGCAGGACTGCAGGGTTAGTGGCTTCAATGTCAGCGAGCACGGCTTTGGCGTGTGCGATGGTGGCGGCGTCACGGAACTTCCCTTGCCCCGCCGCGGTGCGGGCGATACGGGATAGTGCGTCTGCATCCCCGGTGCGCGCCCAGTCCTCGACGAGCTTGCGGTGCTCCGCGGCGTCGATGGCCTGCACCATGCGAACAATCGGGATCAACGGCTCACCTGGGGTGGCGTAGATGGATAGGGATTCGACCTGAAGGTCTGACATCAGTAGCTCCTCAATCGGGTCCAGCGGTTCAGTGAGTAGTTGCAGAAGCGCATCGCCCTGGAGTAGGGCGCGGTTGTATCGGTCGCGACGATCAGCCAAGCCGTTGGTGCCGCCGTTGATTCGGCGCGTGACGGTCTCTAAGTCCTGCCGATCCGACAGGGCGTTGATGTCCGGGCGGGCGACCGTCCAGTACCAAGCCGCACCTATACCGGCCCACCGCAGTTCGGCCAGTCGGTTCGGGTTATCAACGAATTCCGTTGGCGACAGAACGAGTCCTTTACCCGAACACCACCGCGAGAACGCTGCGTAGTTGTTGCGGCCGGTGATCTGAATCCAGCTGCGGCCCTTGAACCGCACCCCATCCCCGGGTTGGGTGTTACCCAGATCTGCACGCCCTTCATAGGCGGCACCGGAGGCATACTCTTCGGTGGCATTGAAGCCGGCTGACTCGTGGCCGACCTGCGCCAGCCACATCGCGATCCGATTGACGTTCGTGCACTGACTAGCCTTGAGCCCGTCCGACACCGCGGGTAGGATCTGCGAAGCCCTCGCGACACTTAGCCCGGTGGCACGTGCCAGCACTCCTGCGGGATCGACACCTACCTGGCCTGTGATGGGTCCGGGCAGGTAGTGCCAGTCGTTCGCATAGCTCGTGTCGTACACGGACCGCGCCTGGTTCCCGGTCACACACCCATCGGAGCCGTTGGACTCCATGCGGATTCCCTCAACCTCACACCACATGTGACTGTTCGCCCCACCGCCGGGGCCGTGATGGATGGCGATCTTCACCGCAGCATCAGCCGGGAAGTCATTCGGCGACGCCACGCATATGGTGTTGAAGATCGTTCCGGTCTGACCTACCTCGATCGGACGCCAGCTCTCGGTGGACATCCCATGCCGGGTCCAGGCCATCGCGGTCCCGTTGCGCACAGCGTCGCAGATGTCAATGACCAGACCGGAGCAGTCGGTACCGACCTTGAGGTTGAACGGATTCCAGTTGCCGCCGTACACGTAGTCGTTGCCGACGCGGTCCTGGAAAATCCGCTTCGCGAACTCAACATTCGCGCGTAGGACGGCCATTAGTACGACCACCAGATCGCGGCCAGCCACTCATTGATCTTGCGGCGCAACCAATTCACTAGATGCCTCCGATCCGGGGATCGAGCCCTGGTCGACCCGCCGTCACCCAGCGGGAGCGCCGGAACCACACTCCGAACCCGAACCCCGCCAACCCGATAACGGCGTAGTAGGCGGGGTAACGCAGCAGTTGAGAGAACATGCGACCTCTTTCGGGCATTAAAAAAGACCCCGCACTAGCGAGGCCCACAAGGAGGTGAGAGTGCTACGACAAGGTGAAGACGGGAGCCGGTGCCCCATCGCTGTCAATCGTCAAACTGTTGCCGTTGGTGGTTGTCACATCGGCTGGGGTGTTGTCCAGGAGCACGTAGCACAGCACGTTTCCGCCGAGCTCGTAAAGGACGGCCCACCTTGCGGTGATGCTGCCGCCTGATGCGGTCCAGGTTGGGTTCGTGGAGAACGACGCCGTAACACTCGTGGTGCCCGAAAGGGTGAGGGTCACAGCCACACCGCCCGTGGTGTAGCCGTTCGCCTGAGCAACCTCATTGGTGACACCAGCCCAAGTGGTGGTGGAGGAACCGATATTGGATGACGAAGTGACGAGGGCGACCCGCCAGGTGTCGGAGTCGATGTCGAACGTTCCGTTAAGTAGATTGGTGCGTGCCCCATTGGGGAACGTCCATGTGCCTGCGGTCAAGGTAGTGCCCTTTCGTTAGTTGATGATTTCGACAGTGGCTGCCGCGTAGCTTTGGCCGGACTGGCCGCCCGTCTGGGCTACAGATCCATCGGTGGTGGTGATGTTCTTGGTGTTGAGGGCGGTCGCTGAACCGAACGCCGCGCCCGATGAGGCTTGGCGTGTGTAACCGGCTGGCGCGGCATCCCATCCGCTCGCACCCAAGCTGGAGTGGCCGTGGAAATGCAGCAGTACCGAGGACCCGTCGGTGTGGGTCAACGTCACCGACGGCGCAGTGGACGAGGCGCTCGTTCCCGCAGCTTGGCCATGACCACCGATCGGCGAGCTTGTGTTCTGGTCACGCACAATGACCGCGATCATGTGGGACGCACTGCCCCAAGTCCCCGATGTCGTGTTAGTAGCTGTCGCCTTGAAATACGCGGTGGTGCAGCCTGATCCGCTTCCGCTGTTGGCGTTGTCGATATAGGTGTAGTCCGGGACCGTGCCGCCCGCCGACGGCTTGGTGGGCGCGGAGGTTGAGAACGGGTTGTACGCGAACAGGACGATCAGATCCCCGATTTGATGAGTGGGGATGGTGACAGAACTGCTCGCGTTCCCGTTGGCGGCAACGAAAGAGACTGTGTGGATGGTGGTGACTACCGGTGTGCCGCCAGTCAAGGATGGGGTCGCACCTGTGGGTGCTACCTTCGCGGCAATCAGCGGAGCCCCGCCGGTAAGCGTCGGTGCTGCTGCTGGCGGTGCGAGGGTCTGCACTATGCGCGGCGTCCCACCGGTAATAGTCAGCGAAGCTGTGGGGGCCAGTGACAGGGCTATGGACGGTATACCGCCCGTGACGGTTGGGGCTGCGCCAGTCGGGGTGACTGTGATGGCAATCCGTGGGGTGCCGCCCGTGAGGGTGAGCTGCACCGTGGGTGGCGGGTAGGTCACGTTGATCAGCGGGCGTACACCAGTGAGTGTCGGTGTGGCAGCGGTGGGCACCAAACGATGCGCCAACGCGGGAGTTCCGCCGGTAAGCGACGGTGTGGCGGCGGTCGGGATAAGGATTGGGCCGGTGATGATCGTCGGCGTTCCCCCGGTGAGTGAACCCGCAGCTGCCGTGGGGAATACAAGGTTGTTGTTGGACTGAACGATCGTGGGGATATCGCCAGCCAATGCCATCTCGCCGTCGTCCGGCGACAGAACGTTGCCGACCCGAATGCCAGGGACCCCGCCTGTAAGGGTGAGTTCCGGCGAACCCGGCCGCAGTGGTGGACCAATGACGGGTGGCTCAGATCCCGTCAGGGTCAAGGTTGCCCCGGTCGTGAACGCGTATACGTCGTGCGTCACCGCAACCCCAGGAACGCCCCCGGCTAGGGCGAGCACTTTAGGGGCCGGTTCACTGAATGTTTCAGCCCACCAGCCGGTTACACCAGCCATAGCTAGATGCGGAGGATCCGACTAGCCCCGTTGTCCCAGGTGACCGTTATATTGGTGCCATCGGGGATCACCGGCAGCCCGGATGCTGTGTCGTATAACGCGACAAGCTGCGATGTGCCCGCGGTGCCGGTGTCTTGGTAGATGATCCAGCGCACGATCGTTGCACCCGTGACTGTCGGGAATACGACATCAGCGGCATCTGCGACACCGGCGGTCCATGACTTACCGGACAGGTTCGAGGATGTGCACACAATTCCCGTGATGTGCGAAAGATACTGGTGGGTTGCGATATTGGGTGTGTATGTGGCGTCCACTCCGCAGACTTTGAAGTTGTGCACTTCCCAGTCGAGGTCGCCCTTAAGGAATGCTTCTCGGGCGTGATCGTACAAAGCGTTTACCATTAAGGTTCTCCCTATTCCGCGTTGGAGACGATGGGGATCGCGATACCGATCCATGGGGCGGCAGCTGTGAGGGTTTGGGTGAACGTCACCGAACCGCCTGGTGCGTCGCCGAATATCAGTCCGGCACCGAACGCGACGGCATCCAAATGTCCACGCTCGGTTTGGTTGTAGGCGCTGGTCTGTCCCCCATACAGGAAGGCGTTGACGATCCTGCCGTGGCTATTGGTGGTAGCACTGACCGATGGGGACGCGCTGTAGCCCTGAGTGATCACGGGTGTTTCAATCCCTGCAGGTGCGGCGAGTTTGTAGGACGCCGCACCGGTTGCATAGTTCGACCCATACGGGGCATTGAGCAGGTTGATCGACCTAGCCCCTGTGGGCGGATCGAGCAGCCACCACACCACCAGTTGGTTCGACCCATTGGACATAATCGGTAGCCTGTTCATGGTGACGCCGCCGATTTTCGCCGTCACTACAGACAGATCAATGCCGGATTGCGTTGCCAGATAGGCGAACACAATGTTCGCTTCGGGGTCCAGCGTGAATTCCGGGATCGTCGCCTGACTTGTACCCAAGGTGCTCTTGTTGTCGAACTTGACATCAATACTGCCGACGATCGGTTTACCGACCGAGGCTTTCGATGGGATACCGAACACCCGATTCGCCTGATAATCAGGGACCGTCAGAGAATCCGGGTAAAGGTACTTGCCGATTTTGAACATCATCGACACCTCAACCTCAACGGTCGGTGTCTGGGCGTTCTCACACATCGCGAACAAGGTGCCGTTCGGCAGGTAGTAGACCGAGACTTCGTACCCGCGCCACGACCCGCCATGGCCGCGCCACTGCCCAAGCTCGAACATGCCGTGCCCGTACCCGAAATAGGTCAGCTGGTCATCATTGCCCCACGGGACAGGCCAGTAGCATTTGGTTCTCAGCTCATGCAGCTCAGGACTCAATAGGGTGCCGTCGCGTAATTCCTTGGCCCACAGCAGCAGATCGTGGGCGGTGGAAATCATGACACCGGCGGCGCTCGCATATCCCGGCCCGGTTTCGGTGGCATCCTGCCAGGCCCCGCCACCGAAAATTCCGGTGGCCCAGGCGTGTCCGTTCGCATACGGTTCGGGCATCTTCGCGGTGGTGGGCCAGCTGGTTTGCGTCAAACCCAGCGGATCCAGAATGTCCGTCTGTAGCACGTCTCTCGTGGGGCGGCCGTTGACGATCGAAACGATCATCCCCAGCAGGAAGTAGTTGGAGTTGACGTACGCCCAACCTTGGCCGGGTTCGAATGACGGTTCGTGCTGTTTGACGATCGCGAGTGTTTCTTCGTCCGTCCAGTCAGAGGTCGGCATCAGGAAGTAGCGCATCATCATGCCGAGGTCGGTTTGTTCGTTGAACAGACCCGACCGCAGACACATCATGTGGCGGACCGTTATCTTGGTGCCGCCCGGAACGCCGGGAAGGAACTTCTCCAGCGGATCGTCCAACGACAACAAGCCACGATCAACTGCCTGCAAGATCATGGTTGCGGTGAACGACTTGGTGCAGGAACCGATACGGAAGTGGTCCTCCGGGATCACGTTCCGCGCCCCTGCGGCGGTGGAGACCTTGCCGTACGCCTTCGTGTAGTACCCGTCTGGGGACTGGATGGCCAACACCCCACCCGGGGCGGTCATGTTCGCGGCCACGATCGCGTCGATAGCGGCCTGATCCTCCAGCGGAAGCAGCGACAACCCACCCGAGACGGTCGGTGTGCCCAGCGATGCGGTGGATTCGATGCTGGGGACCAAGACTTGGCCGGGGCCGCCGATGACCTCTTCCCCCTCGAGTGGGTTCTGCCGGAATCTCACCCAGCCTGCGCCGTCGGCCCCCTTACCGCCGTTCTGGAACGTCAGCCCATTGCCGCCGTTACCGCCACCGCCCGGGGATACACCGTCGCGGCCGGGTATCTTTTGGTCCGCGCCACCGACATGGTTCTCGCCCTTGTACTCGAAATTCCCGGGACCGCGACCAATGGGGTTGTAGCCCAGCTGTAGTTCAGTACCGCCGATTCCGGGTTCCGCCGTGATGCTGTAGTCAGGAATTGACCAACTAGTAGCCGTGCCGTCTTCGCCGTCATCGTGGCCGAGGCGTCCACCTAGTCCGCCGGGACCCTTGGTGAACGTGAGAACCGTGTCGTCGGCGAAGTGCACGCCCCGTTGCCACGTTGCGGCCTTGTAGAGACCCGGAGATCCCGGTTCTCCGTGGAATCCGACGGTGAACCCCATCTGGCCGCCACCGGCACCACCTACTGCTACAACATCAACGAAGTTGCACCACGACGGGATCGGAATCGTGCCATCGTCAACGGCATACACCGAGATGGGGTCGTAGTAGCCCACACCGTTTCCGGTGTCGATAGCTGTTTCAATCCACGGGATGTTCCCGGACCGAACAACGCTCGCCTTGGCGATGGTCGAGGGAGGTGTGTTCGGGGACGACGAGTTATCCCGTGTCGCGGCCAAGCCAACGACCTGCGCGAACGGGTGATCAGGAATATCGTCCGTGGTGGAAATGCCGCGGACACTGTGGGTTCCGCCGACGGGGACGAGTTCGTAGGCGTAGATTTCCCCCGCCTTCTGATCAACTGGGGTGTCGAGCTGGTAGAACGTCCAGTTCGGTGTAGTACCGGCGGTCAGCTCGGACAGGATGTTCGGGGAGTGATGCACCAAAGCCCAGTCCCCGGAAACCCCGTCGAGTTTCCAGATGTTGACGTAGAACGCTGTGATGCCGCTGGTGCCGCAGCCCAGCCACGACACCACGCCCAAAGCGATGTCTTGCTCCACGCGCATTGTCGCGATCAGTGACGCACTCTGTGTGGCAGACAGGGTGGTGTTGACGCTGGTCAGGCCGTAGTTCGACCTACCCGACGGCAACAAACCGGTGTTGACGGGGGTGTTGTTGCGGATAGAGAGGATCTGGAAGGCGCTCTCCCCCATCGCCGCCGCGGTCTGTAGCAGCTTGGCAACGTTGAACAGGTCAGCGAAACCGCCATTGGAGTTCGGGTCAGTCGATCCCGACATTCCCCCGAGAAGATGTGAAAGGAACTCCTCGAAAGTTGTGTTCGCATCCCCCGGGCCACCGAAGCCGAGGATCTTGAACAACGGGATATGAGTGACAGCGTCGAACAGATCTTCCAGGGTGTGTAACGCGTTGTTGGATCCCGTGATCCCGTTGACTACGGTGTCGATGATCAACTGCCACCGAGACAGAACTTCCTGGAACGTGTTCGACAACCCGTCGATCCAGCCCTGCTGAATCTTGTTGGTCTTCTTACCAACACCGTCATCAAAGTTGAAAACACCCGAGGTGGCGTCCTTGGTCACCAGGATCCGCACACGCACCGCATGCACACCGTCGGGAACCGTGTAGTTCCCGACCATTTGACGCCAATCCCCCGTTGACGTGTTCGGGTTCAGCGTCGCAACGTCCTCAACCCCAACCTGTACAGCGCTATCCCCGCGACCGGAGAACTCGACCATCTGCAACTTGATCGGCGAATTAGTGCCCGCGTACCCGGACCACTTAACCCACATCTCCAGCGACATGGTTTGGCCAGGATTGGCAAGGATCTCGTTGGACCGCAACGCTTTCGTGACACCATTCGCGGTGACTTTCACACTGCCGGAACTGTCCGCACTATGCGTAACCCCGGATTCCCAGGTCCAGTACGGGTTGTCGGCGATGCTGGAGCCGTCCTGGAAATTGCCCGCCACCAACAGGTTCGGCTGCTCATCAGTGATCCAGCTGAACGACAACGCCGGGATCAGGTTCGACAGAATGAATCCGTCACGCCCGAACAGGTTCCCGTTCAGGAAGTCCTTGATGATCTCGATGATGTCGCCGATGATCGGGATGTCATCTACCCAGCCGGTGAGTAGATTCCACAGATCCTCGAGCGCCTGCTCCGGGTCAACATCCAAGCCCAGGAGTTTCTGGATGAGTTCCTTGATCAGGCTTTCGGCGTACTCGATGATTCCATCGATGATTGCCTTCCACATTTCCAGCCCTTGCTGGAAAGCGGTGCCGATATGGAACTCGAGCCCCTGGTTAGGGTCGTTGAACGGCAGCGGGATTCGGTCGAAAGACCGTGGCACTAGGAGCCGTCCTCAGGCTTCAACGGAGAGACGGGGACGATGAGGATTGAGAGCTGTGCGCCTGCTTTGTTGAAGGAGTAGAAGCCCGCCATGCCCTCGTTGACGAGGTTCACGTACAAAGTTGACGTTGTACCGGTGCTGTATGCCGGGATCATGCCTATCCCGTTGTCGGGGGTGATAGCGGTGTTCGGGGAGCCCGTGGATGAGGCGTGCGGGAACAGGGCGGACCAGGAGGACATGTTGCCGGCGCCCTTGGCGATCAGCTGGCCGCTTGTGGCATTCCCTATGCGGACCTCGGAGCCGATGATGAATGGGTCGGCGTCGAGTTCGATGCCGTTGGCCTTGAAATGCCCGTGCACTACGGGTACGTAGTCGAACGGCATCGGCGGGATGATGAATGAGCCGATCGTCTGTCGCGTGGCTAGACCCGTGAAGTCGGTGAACGCAGACTCGGGGACGGTGTAGAACCTTGTCGCCAAGGGGTTGAAGTCGGCTGGCGCGTAGTCGACACCGTTCCAGGCAATGACCTGTCCCGCGGCGGGCGCGACCGAGTCGTCATAGTCGGTTGCGTCTCGGATGGTGGCGTTATCGCCCTGCGGACCCCGCGGTGCTTTGAGCTTCAGGAGCCATGTCGGGTTGGCGGAGGTACCCGAAACGATGATCTCCGAGGTCAAACTGGGGTTGTCCGGGTCCAGCAGTTGGACCGTGGGAGTGATGTTCGGCAGCGGTCCCGGGGGGCCTTGTGTGCCCATCTGCTTCTGGACGTAGTGTTCGCCGTCCCACAGGTAGACGATGTTGCCTACCCACCAGGCTTTTCCGATATCGATCGGATCGTCGGTGAGGTTTTGGGGAAGATCGGCGGGGTCGTCGATGCTGGACTGGTACTGCATCTTGACGATGGGGGCATTCTCACCAGCGGGACCAGGAGGCCCTACGAGGGCGTCCATGGTGACTGCGCCGTCTTGGTCGGCGAGCTCGAATGTGCCTGTGACGCCGCCAGGTACGTCCATATCGGAGACGACACCCCAGAAGTGCAGGCGCGCAAGGATCGACCCAAGGTAGGGGGTATCGCCCGGTTCAGCCATTCTCGATTCCCTTCACGAAGTCATCCCCGATGGGTCGCTCATCCTTGATGGCGATGTTCGGAGTCACCCGCCATGCCGGTTCGGCCATTTCGGGTAGGTCGTCATCTGCGTCTTGGTTGCCGTTGAGTCGCTGTATCGCTTTGCGTTTCAGCCACTCCGGTAGGGCGTTGATCTGTGCGAACGTCATGTTCTCGACGCCCTCTAAGGGGTCGTCGGGTGCGTCGATAGGAACCCATTCGATTGCGCCTTCGACTACCCCGGGCGCTTCAACGGCCCGCGGTTTGATGAGGGGTTGCGCCGAGCGCCGCCACCCGCACCTGATCATGTGGTAACCCACAAGCCACACGAAATGCGCCGAGTCCATGCGGTTTCCGTCTTTGTCCTGCGGGTAGTGGCAGTCCGTCAGAAAGTCCTGATAGGCGCTTTCCATCTCCGCTTTCTGCGCGTCCTGGGCCTTCTGCTTCTCCGCATAGGCTTGTAAGGCACGCGGAACGTACTTATCTGCAGCCAATTTCGTTCCTTTACTCAGAACATTGAGTCGGAACCGAAGAAGGTTCCGGCGAGGTTCCAGAAGCCCGCGAGGGTGCGCATCGACTTGGCTACTGGGTCTTCTTCGTCCAAGTCCTGGCCGAGCGATAGTTCAACCAGTAGTGGCGAGTCCGCATCGTAGGAGCGGCGGATCGCCGACACTTGGTCGACGTGCAGGACGCTTCCCAACTGGAAGGCCACCCTGTCGCCGAGGGTGAAATGCTCATCGGCTATCCAAGGCATCCCGTTGCGGATGCTTGTCTTGAAGCTGACGAACGCCCTTGTCTTCCAATGCCCGTTCCGTAGATCCAGGATTCCCGCTGACGTGTAGGCGGTCCCTTGACCTTGTTCGAAATGCTCCAGATACCCCAGATCGCCCATGAGAAGTACGCGGCGCGGATCGGTGAATCGTTGCCATGCGAACAGCGTGTTATCCAGCTGCCCTTGGTACAGCTCCTCCAAACCGGGGGTTCCCGGCTGCTGGTAAGCACCCAAACCGTATGAAATGACAGCGGATAGCTGGGACAGCCCGTACTTGATGCCGAATGTTTGGAGTTGATTCAGCCAGGCCGGTGACCGGGAGCCCGTCATCACGGTCTTCGCTGTTGAGCCCTTCATGGACCGTTTAGCGTCGATGATCCCGGTGTATTCACCCTCGCGGAAAACAACCTTGGGCTTAGCGGGGGCGAATCCCAACCACTTCCTGATCAGTGGATCGGTTTTGCCGTCGCCGTCTTCGTCGTACATGTCGGGCGGGACGATGGCGTTGGTGATCAAATCGTCGGCGGTCTCAGCGATTAGGCGGAGAGGACCGTCAATTAAGGTCCCCGTGGGTCCAGTAACCCCGGACTTGTCTTCGAATGCGAAGACCACGCAGTTGCGGGTGGGGCGCGCCAGCGCATCCCCGAGTGCCCCCAGTTCTGGGTGCGGCGAGGTGTCATCTTCGGTCAGCCAGGTGTAGGCGCGCAGCATGCAGCCGGCGTCCTGCATCGGTGCAGCCAAAACGGTGTGCAGGTCTTGCCAGCGGGACGACAGGATCGTGGTACGAGACTGATCGAACAGTGGGTTGACGAATTGGACCTGGATAGGCCACGCCAACGGGTTCAGGCCGCCGATGATGTCCCGAACCCCTAGCCAGGCGCCAGGGTTGAAAATGTTCGTGGGGATACTCAATAGCGGAAAGAACTGGCGAGCCAGGTTCAAGAACATGATGATCGAACCGGCAGTGCGCATGTTCCAGGGAAGGAAGAACATCTTCGGGAACTGAATTTCAGGCGGTAACAGAGGATTCGCGCCACCCAGGATGTGTTTGGCGTGCTCCCGGTTGTGCATCATCTCGAGCTCAACGGTGTGCAACCCGTCTTTGTCGCGCACTGCGTTGACGTTCACGATCTTTCCGCCCCAACGGGTTTTCCAAGACCGATCAGTAGGGTTCGGATCTAGCGTGAACTGGATATCTTCTTCAGCGCGGCGGTCATAGAGAAGGAACTTTGACAGCCAGTTCGAATGCCTGATGACCACCGTGGCGGTACCTGAGTCCGCCATGACTTCCTCTACAACAACCGATTTCTCGCCCGCTAGGTCGGCGATCGGGCGGTGGTGCTTGTCCCAGATCCTCAGCAAAGGTCGCTGCTTGTAGGCGTCCCGCATGGCCTTGCGGCGCGCATTGAGGTAGCGGTACGCCACCATGGGGTCGCCAAGGTCTGGGGTGGTCTGCGTCTCGCGGAGCAGCCGGTCCAGGATTCCTTGCAGGCTTGTGAAGTCGGTCAGATCGACCGACCAATCACCCGACACTGCTACGCGAAGCCCTTCGAATAGCGTTGGGGAACAAACATGGTGACCCGCCCGTCAGCGTTGGAGTGGCGCACCTTGACCGCCGCGAGCGTGCGTGGCGGGATCTTGGATGCTTCGGTGAATCGGTCCTCCATACGCCTCCACACCGGCAGGGTGATGGAAAGCAGGTCATGCAGAAGGACATCTAGGAGTTGAGAGTTTCGCAGGATCCGCATGAACAGCGGGTCCACTGGATCTGTTGTTGCGGTGAGTGTTTGCGCGTTCGGGTCGGTATCTACCATCACGTAGCCGTCTTGCGGGCTCAGTAGCGGCAGCTGGACCCACCGGTCACCCTCTTGAATCCAGCATTTGCCTGGCGAGGACACCAAGAACTTCGGGTAGACGGCGATGTCTCCGCGGTTCGGCACACGAATGGCGCCTTCACCCACATCCAGCCCGGGAATGAACTCGTTGAGCAGGTCCTCAATCTTGTCCCACAGGGTGGAGGTTTCGACATCGTTCTGCCACGTCTTGAACTCGGTTCGCTTAGCGAAATAGGGCTGCGTGGCAACGATGTTCATGCTCCAGGTCATGAAGTTGTTGCCGAATGCCACCGGGTCGAGTTCCCACGGGTCTTTGGGCTCTTCAGCGAGCCTGACCCGCAGCCACCGCCACCCATGGGTGCGGGTAAACACTCCCAGGTAGCCGTCTTCGGTGGCCGACCATGAACCCCACCAGCGTTCCTCAATCATCCGATACCGGAACGGGGTGTCAATGACCCTGCTACTACTGCCGCTTATCCAGGGGGCGATATCGGGATTCACGTGAACGCCGATGGAAATCATGCGCTTCTTCCAGTCGGTGCGCTCTGGTTCGGCACCGATCTGGTACGGGCCCTCGGACATGAGAGTTTCGAACGGGGTGTGGAACAACCCGGTGGCGACGGGCGCCATCACAATGCCCTCGCGGCCCTTGTGTGAACCCAAGAGGTTCCAGGTGAACCGCTTCTTGTGGATCGGATGCACGACGCCGATGTAGACGATCTTCGTTTCCACGCCTTGCAGGTGCGGCGGGAGCTGTGTGAAGTCTTCGCCGGTTTCCGGGCCGTGGATCCAAGGGTTAGACAGAGCCATCTACTACCCCACCGGTCCGGTTCGTGTTCCGAAGTTCTGGCGCCACTGTTGGTTTTGGGCGGATTGCGACTTCTGCATCGCCTGATCGACGCCGGTTCCTACGGGGGCGTTGAAGTTGATGGACTGGTCGACGTTTGCGCCATTTCCGCCCTGTGCGGGACCGGCGCTGCCGCTGGAGAAAGCGGAGCCCATATCGCCGAAGCCGGTGCCTGGGATTTGAGCACCTGCAATGACGGGGTTGATGTCCCCTGGGGCGCCTTGGAGTTGCGCAGCATCCATGCTCCCGAACGGGGCCGGAATGATTGTCTTGATCGCGTCGACGATTCCGCTGCCAGATCCAGTCATGGCAGATCCGGCGATATTGGCGAACAGCGCCCCGCCCTCACCTAGTAGCGGTTTTCCATCCGAGTTATTGCGCAGCCCGCCAAAGAACTTCAGCAGAGTTGAGCCCGCTTGTACCAATCCCCATTGGGTGGGGTCGGAGAATCCTGGCGGCAGAAGGGACTCTTTGAGTCCGCCGATGCCGATGTCAGCGAGGCCCCCGGCATCCGGCATGATTTCAGCTAGTCCTTCGGCGATCTTGGCGTACGGGTTGTTGCCGCCCCCGAATCCACCGCCAGACCCGCTTGAACCGAGGGCATTTCGGTCGTCTTTCGCCTGCTGAAGATCCCGCTTGAGCTTGTCGACCATGTCGCGTTTACGCTGCTTGGTCGTTTCTTTCGCCTTAGGATTGGACTCGAGGTCGGCTAGCTCCTGCTCGGTCACGTCCAGGCGGTTGGACAGATCATTGATACGGTCGTCGGCTTCGCGCACCTGCTTCGGGCTGGCACCCGAGGACCCCGCAGATCCCGATGAGCCCCCGAATCCCAAAGCGGATACCGAACCACCACCTGAGGGAAGGGAGATGCTGCTTGTCGGGAGCCCCACAGCCGCGGCGCCGGCACCCCGGCCCTTGCCTAGCATCACGTGCACGTGATCCATGTGGTTCTGGGTGCTGCTACCCCGGTCGGGCATCTGCTTACCGGAGGTGAGCGAGCCGCCATATCCGTAGCTCTGCTGACGCCAAATGAATCCGTCAAGCCCCAGCGCTGACGCGTTCTTGGCGATGAACGCCGCGACCGCGTCACCCAGCGCCTTGCCTTGGGGCGTGTCCCAGCCGGGGATCATGATGTCGATGGCGTTGCCGGATGAGTGCTCCCCGAAGCCATCTTCAGCCCGTCGGCCGCCAATGTCTTTGATCTGGGGCCACATCTTCATGACCAGTGACCGCAGATAGTCGGCGCCAGGGTTGAGGCCCTGGGCGTATCCGGGGGCACGCATCATGTCGTGCAGATATGCGGCAGATGGCACCCAGCCTGAGTTGAGGGCAGCGACGATGCCCGCGCCGCCGTTCTTCATCCCCTTGGCAGTGACAACACCCTCACCGTTAGACAGCCACGCCAAGATGGAGTCGCTTGTGCCCGTGCCGGCGCCGCGGACCATGCCACCCGCAGCGAAGCCTTGTAGCGACTTACCCCACGAGTTGAGTTTGTCTGCGCCGGGAATCTGGAATCCGAACACCTCGGATGGGATTGCGGCGAGGAACGTTCCTAGGACTTTCAGGGGTGCCTTGATGACCGCTGCGAGACCCGAGAATGCCGAGGTAACAGCGTCTTTAATCGCGCTTGAAGCGCCAGAGATGCCGGACTTGAGCGCGTCCCACCCCTCGGAGAACTTATCCAAGATTGGTGACACGAATCTCCAGGCCGCACTGATAGCGGTCTTGATGCCTTCCCATGCCGGGGAAATCGCGTTATTCCACAGCCACAATGCGCCCTGACCCAGCAGGTCCATTGCGCGCTTCCAGTTCGCGAACAGATCGGAGGCGACCTCCCACGCGAGGCCGATAACTTCCTTGATTCCGTTCCAAGCTGGCTTAATGGCGTTGTTCCACAGCCACATCGCCCCTGTGCCGATGGCGGTGAACGCGGTTTTCAGTGCCGGGAATACGGTGGTGGATAGCCAGCCCCACACCGCCCCGATAACGTTCTTGATGGCGGTCCACGTGGCCTGGACGATGTTTCTGAATGTCTCGTTGCGCTTGTACAGCACCACAATTCCGGCGACCAAACCGGCGATTGCGGCGATTATCAGGCCGATCGGGTTGGCTGTGAGTGCAATATTCAACAGTGCTTGCACGGCAGCCCACGCCTTAGTGGCGACAGTGATGGCGAGCATCACCGTCTTGTAGGCGGCCAAACCGGCCACTAGTGGGATGAGGAAATCTTTGAACCGGACGATCAGGTTGACCGCATCGGATAGTCCGCTCACCAACGACGGACCGACCGCAGACAGGACGTTTCCGAAGGCGGTTCCGATGGTCGACAGAGCTGAACCGATATTCCCCGCGGCTTGGCTCACGGCAGGGTTCTCGAAAGCGTCCTGCATCTTGTTCGTGAATCCGGTCAGTCCATCGCCGATGCTTGACAGGGGGCCTTGGATCTTCTCGAACAACGTGATGGCGAGGGTTTCCGCAGCGTTCTTCAGCCGCTCAATTACGCCAGGTAGGCCCTGATTTTGGGCTGCCGCCAGCTTCGACGCTGAACCTTCCTGGTTCATGGCGTCGCGCATCTTGTCGAATCCTGCTGCGCCGTCCTTGGCCGCCACACCTGCCAGACGTGCGGCATCCGATCCGAACGCGAGGGCGGTGTTCATCGCATACATTTCGGGCGTCATGCGCTTGGATGCGGCCTGCAGCTGCCCGAACAGGGCTTCCATGCCAACGAAGTTGCCCTGCGCATCGAAAGCGCTCACGCCCAGTTCTTGCAGCGCCCCCGAGGCTTGATCACTCGGGGCGGAGAGCTTCAAAAGCGCCGACTTCAACAGGGTTCCAGCGTCGCTACCCTTAATTCCGTTGTTGGCCAACAGTGCGATACTTGCCGCGGTGTCCTCGAGGGACACCCCCGTCTGGCGTGCGACAGAACCGCCAGCCTGAAGAGCGAACGCGACATCGGTTATCTCTGCCGATGATGCATTGGCGGCATTGGACAGCACATCGGCAGCTTTAGAGGCGTAGTCGGCCTTCAATCCGAATGCCTGTAGCGCGTTGGCTTGGATCTCGGCAGCTTGTCCGGCGCTCACCTGTGCGGCGGCGGCTAGTTGCAGGGTGCCCTTGGCCGCGGTTATTGACTCATCCACCGAGAAACCGGCTTTGGCAAGCTCCGTCATGGCCTGCGCCGCATCAGCAGCCGAGGTATTCGACAACGTCATGTCGTTACCGAGGGCCTTGGCGGTGTCGCGGAACCGCTGCATCACGTCTGCCGAAGCACCTGTGACACCCGAGAGGGTGTTCATGGTCTTCTCGAAGTCCAAGCCCTTGGTGACAACCGCTGAAACACCGCTCGTGGCCAGGCTCGCAGCCTTAGTCATCGCATTAGCAGCCAGGTTCCCTACCGCGGTACCCGCAGCAACAATCCCGGTTGTGCGTAGCGCACTGGAGAATGAATCGCCAAACCTGCGCCCCGCAAGTCCGCCTTCACGTCCTGCGGCGTCAGATGAGCCAGAGAGGAGCTTGGATACCTGGTTACGTATCGGCTTGGACGACTTGTCGATCGCGGACTGCGCGTCGGAGGCACGCTTCTGGGCGCGTGCTACCGCATCCAAGTCCTTGGCGAGTTCACTCGCCGCGGCCTGCTGCTTACGCATCGCCGACGCATGCGCTTCCGACAAAGCGGTGAGCTTCGAGCCCTTGGTTCCCGCCTCGCGAGCCTCATTCAGCTTCTCAAGGGCCACCTTGAGCTTGCCCGCGGCGTCAGCTTCTTTGTCGCGAGACTTAGCGACCGTTTCGGAGATCTTTTTAACTTGATCCGCAGCGGTTTTCGCCTCGTCGGCAAGGGCTTTAGCGTATGCGGAGCCGGTCCTCTTTCCCGCGCTGACTGCCTGCTTCTGGACGTTGTCAAAGAGCTTGCTGATGCCCCTGTTGACCCCATCGAACCTGACGGTGGCAGACACATATCCCGATGAAAGTTCAACAGCCATGTGTCACCTCCTAATTTCCGAACAGGTTTCGCAGTTTCTTCTCGCGCCGCTCTTCGCCTGAAAGGCCGAGTAGCTCTTTGACCTTCGAGAGGGGCGCGGCTTTGACTTTCAGGCCGGGGCGTGACTGCTGATCGCCCATATCAGGGCCGATTGGCACCGGACGGTTCCGGTTACGGTGTCCGTCCTTGGTTTTCGCCCACACCAGCCAGCGCAGCGCATTGGCGATAATCGCCAGAAGGCGGGTAGTCAGAGTCCAGCCCGCATACTTCGGGTTCCTGGACTTCCATAGCGCGCTTGTCTCTTCCGGGTGATTGACATACACCCACAGATCGCGCCAGTTGAATTCGTCAGACGGGCAGTCACGTAGGCGTAGCCCGTCTTTGATCAGGTCGTATTCTAGTGCGGTGCCATGCTTCTCGATGAGGTCGAGAAGCGCGACTATTCCCCCACGGTGACCTGTCCGGCCTCCTGCCAGGCGGTGAAAAGGTCTTCCACCTCAGTTAGGGGCAGCTCGTCGAACACAGCAAGATCGGCTTCCGAGACCGCGCCCCACTCAAAGATTTCCCACATACCCTCTTCGGGGTTCTTGCGGTTTCGCCGAATGACACCGGATGGAACGGACCCGAAGGGTTTGAGGTTGATCTTCTTTTCGACGCCTTCGATTTCCACGATGTGGACGTAGGGTGTTGCGTTTTTTGCAGCCATGAGCGCCCTTTCAAGGGGTTTGTGTGCAGCCGTAGCGCTTGGAGAGCGGCGGGGCCGCGCTCGGCTGCAGGGGAATTCGGCCCCGCCGCGTCTATTAGGAGCCCGCGATCCGCCCGTCGTCGGTGTACGTGGTCACGTATTCACCGGTGGACGACTCGAAGACCTTCAGTTCCACCTCGTATTCGATGGTGTCCTTGCTAGCCAAGGTCACATCACCAACAGAGATGACCTGCCCGTCTGCGACGCAGTTGCGGTACTTCGCGGACAGCTCCGAGTCGATGGTGTCGAACACCCACGTCTGGTGGGGCAGCTTCTTGCTGGTCTTGCGGACCTTCACCTGGGTGCCGTGAGTACCGTCAGCGGGGGTGACGGTGACGTTTGAAGCACCGTAGATCGCCTTGAGGACATCGGCATTCAGCGATTCCAGGAGGACGAATTTGAACGAGTGGTTGTACTCGGTCTGCAGCACCTTGACGATGCGGCCACCCATGTCTTTCTTCTCATCGGTGGACCGCTCCGATGTTTCAGTGATACCGTCCTCGCCGACATACCCAAGACCGACGAACGCGGCATCGAGCACTCCGTCGACACTGGTTGGGAGGGTAGTTCCGAGCGGGGCGACGAACGCGGCCCCAGCGGCGGACGGCTCTGCGGCGAAAACGTTGCCGACTTCTTCAGCCATGATGTGCCCCTTTCAGAAGCAGATCGGTGCAGCCGAGCCTTTGAAAGGGTGTATTTAGTTGTAAATTCAGGGATTTGAACGCATTAATACATCGACGGTCATCACGAACCGTCGCGTTTCGCTTTCGATGTCATCGCGGCGGGCAGGTTCCCCTGCGATGTCTACAGCGTGCACTCCGCGGCCCTTGCCGGGGAGTTTGAGGAGCCATTCACGCGTCTGCTCGATCAGGTTGTATGCGTCCAGTTCGTTGGCGCCCCATGAGTAGATGATCAGTCGGCGCCGTGCGAGTACGCGGGCTTTGGTTCCCGAGTATCCGCTAGAGATTGGCGCTGAATCGATTGTGATCAGCTGCGCTGGGCGCGTTTTCGGCACGTCAGTGGACACCCGAACCGGCATGTTTTCGTCCAGCCAGTCCCTGACCACTTGGGCGTGGTAGGCGAACATCAGCCAGCCTCGCCAAAGTTGTGTAGCAGTGCGTCGTGCTTGTGGTCGTACCGGATGGCCTCTGCCGTTGCGGCGATAGCTGTTGCCCGGTAGTCGCGCTTATCCAAAGGATCATCGCCTTCTACCGAGACGCGGAAACCGTCTTCCAGTCCCGCTTCTTGGTTGCAGGCGTCAGCGACCCGCTGCATCATGGGAACGCAGACCTTCTCGACGATTTCCTTCGTCAATTCGCTCTGCGCCTTACGATTCAGCCTGAACTTGGCCACTATCCGGTCACCCTTTTCAGCTCGACGATGATTCCTGGCTTCCAGCCGTGGAATCCGCCTGTTTCGTCGCGTTCACCCACCACCTCGTAGGTTTTCCCATTGATCCCGAATCGGGACATCAGATCAACGGTCATGGGGGGCATGGCTAGATCGACTTCTGCGATATCGCGTGAGGTGTGCCCGTCCGTGTCTTCAGTCCGGTGCGGGGCATACGAGTACGCCTTCAGGTCCACTGTGGGGCCGAATGAGGGAACATCGTTCCCTAGGGAATCCTGAGTGACACCCGTGTATGGGGTGTACGTGACCGGGATCCTGGCCAGTGATTCGAAGGTCACAGGCGGTGGATGATCACATTAGGGACGGGGTAGCGGTAGCTTCTCGCCTCCGCTAGTTCCTCGTCGGTGAACAAGGATGTGTCAGACACCCAGTCGGCAAGACGCTGCCGAAAATCCGCGCCCGCGGTGAGGTCGGTGGACTTCGATTCGGGTGAACCGGGTTCCACCGTGAGGTGGCGCGCGACCATCGCCGCTACCGCATCTATTGCGGCCTGGGGCGGCTCATCTCGGGTGTATTCGACGACAAGGATTTCACCCGTGGCGACAGGGCACCCGTTGCGGGTGACATCAACGTAGTCGCCCTCGATGACACCTTCGAGCGTGTTACCACAGAGGTCGGTGACCGTAACAGTGTCTCCAGACGGGGGGTCCGGTAGATGTACCCGGCCCTCCACCGTGAGTGCACGCACGGTCACCGCCCCTGCGGTCAGGGTTCGTCCGGCCTCCCGCTGAAACCTTCGAGACACCCTCTCCAGCAGGCCCTCGACACGGGCCTGCTGGGAGGCGGTGAGCTCGTTCTCGTCTTCCAGCCCTAGGGCGTGGGCGACGTCAGCGGGAGATGCCAGCACTAGCTGCCGGCCCGGTTGAAGACGAGCACGCCGGGGGCCTGAACGACCTTGCCGCCGTACACATGCAGGCCGCGGATGCGGTCGGCGAACTTGTCCTGTGCGCGCATGCCTTCGACCTCGTCAATCTGAGACACGAACGCTGCGGCACGCTGGTGGAAGAACACGGCCTGCGGCGAGTCAGACTCAGGCAGGTTGTTCGAGGTAACCACACGGAATCCGAGCAGCTTTCCAACAGTGGCGTTGCGCAGACCAGCGGTGTCGCCGGACGAATCGAAGCTGGTGAGCTTCGAATCAGCACCGACCAGCAAGGCTTCGAACTCGGCGTTCACAACCGCGACACGCAGATCGTCGTCAGGAACGTTGGCCTTGTTCATCAGCTTGCGGGCGTCCTTGACGACGTTGAACGCGCCATCTCCCGTGGTGGGGTTGGACGACCATGGCATGCCGGTGGCGTTGGCGACAAGCAGGTTGGCGATGAACTGGTCGGCGTCGGTGGCCAGCGAGTCACCGGCGGCGTCGGTGTACAGCGGCAGCAGGTTTTCGTTCGACTGCGCGTTGTCGATGTCGTCGACGTAGAAGTCGAAGTTCTTCTCCTGATCGATCAGGATGTCGATTCCGGTGTCGCTGATGGCGTCTGCCGACGTGGTGCGGCTAGCCGCCTTGTAGTCCTTGACCGCCGGGGCGACCACACCGGGGATGTGGATGGTGTTGCCCTTGCGGGCTTCACCTTCGTACTTGCGGTCAACGAGGGAGGCGAACACATTCTTGGCCATGTAGCGCTCAAGAATGTAGGACGACCAGATTTCGGGGATGAAATGGGTAACAGCCATCTGACTGGCTCCTTCCTATGCTTACTTCCCCATCAGCTCGTCGAGCTGCCCGCTCTCGCGGGCTTCTCGAATCGCCTTGGGGGACATGTTTTTGAGGTCATCACGGGTCAACTGCTTGGGACCGGTGACTTTCTTGTCTGAAGTAACCTCGGCTGCCGGCGCTGCGGCCGGTGCGGACTTCGACTTGATCGCTTCTTCGAGTCGAGCGTTGAAACGCACCTTCCACCGTTCGGCGGATTCGCGCATCTCTTCTTCGGTGCCGCCCTTGATGTCCTCAGGGTCAACTCCGGTGGTTCTGGCGACCTCTGATCGCAACCGTTCGGTGCGTTCGGTGGTCAGTTCGGCTCGGATCTTGTCGATTTCGGCCCTTGGGTCGAACTCTTTCTTGTCTCCGCCGCTCTTCTCGATGAGCTCACGCCACTTGGTGGCGTCGTCGTAGTTTTCCTTCGCGCGCTTTTCCCAGCGTCGTTCCTCAACGCGGGTGGCGCGAAGTCTGTCCAGCTCTTGCCGTTCCTCAGCGGTCAAACCATCGGTTTTGGCTTCGGATTTCGGCGCCTTGATGGCGTCTACGGTTCCTTCTGGTTCGCCCGGTTCCGTTACGGCTCCCGGCATGTCATTCGGGGTCACATCAGACATGTGAAATTCCTTTGCGTTTCGCATTGGTGGCGCCCGTACGGGCGAACCCCCTACTGGGGGAAGTCTTGTGGAGCAGGTGGCGCTACTTGTGGCGCCATCGCCTCTTCCTTGGCCCGATCCTTTTCGACTTGTGCAATCTGGTCGGGTGAGTACTTGAGGATGTTCCGCGCAATTGAGCCCCACGGCTCCCCTGCTGCCGCCGCTTGTGCTGCGGCAGAGTACTTCTCAGAGAGTGTCACACGGGCTGGCGCCTCGAATGACACCTCAACATTGCCTACGTCTGCGACACCTTCGGTCTCTAGCGCCTTAACGATGATGGCTTCGAGGCCGAGTTTCACTACCGCTAGGCATGCTTCACACTTGAAAATGAAGCCCTTCTCGGTGTTCATCGCGCCTTCCGCCGTCTGATTTGCGCCATCGGGCATCAGCATGGGAAGGGGCGTTTTCGTGGCCGCCGAGAGATGCCGGATGTCTTCTTTCGACGCGGCGAGCATGGGGCTTGCATCGGTTGTGGCAGATTCCCAAATGTCAACACCTGGTGGGAGATCCCACAGCGCTCCGGGGGCTGGTTCAAAGATGGCCGCATAGTCGATGGCGTTGCCTTTGTCATCGACCGCCGGTAGGGGCTTGTCTCCCTCCTTCTTTAGAGCGCGCTGACGGAACGCTTGCATCGCCATCGTCGACAAGCGCTGCAGAACGCCGGAGTTGATGCGGTTGATGAGATCTATATGGGTCTCGAAAACCCCAGCACCGCCCGGGTTGGTGTACACAACCACAGGTGGGGCGCCGTCAGTCTCGATCAGGTCGGTTTCAGGCTCCCAACCGCCCGAGATTCTGGTCATGAGGCGCTTGGAGTTGATGTTCTGCACGTAGCAGGGGCGTGAGAACTTCTGGCGCGCACCGTTCACCCAAACGAACGCAAAGTCTTTCTCTTCGTCTATGTCGCGCCAGTAGCGGATCGCGGCACGCACTCGCCAAGGCTGCAGGGGATCTACTGCGGCGTACATGGTTTCGGGGGAATCGGCGGTGATTATTGCCTGGCCGTCATTTCCCTGCCAGCAAGTCAGGTATGAATCGCGGAAGGTCAGCCCGTAGTCGAGCCACTGCCGCACAACGGCATCCATGCGGTTGTCGCGGTAGATGCGTTGCGCCTGCTTAGCAGTCTCCGAGTCCGCGGACCCGTCGACTGTGATTCCGTTCGGCACGATGCGATCAGAAACTGAGTCTCGTATCAGCATGCCCCAGTTGGTGCGGGACATCTTCTGGAACGCTTTCCAGGATGCTTTCGTGTTCTTCGACTGCTCCGGTAGCGGTGCGTCGCCGGACACATACCGGTCCAGGAGCCGGACTCGCGGCATGTTGTCGTCGATGCGCTTGGTCAGGATGGGGAGCCATTCTTCTGGTGTAGACGCCATGGGACTCCCTTCTGTCATTTAGTAGATGCGCCTCGGCACATAAGATTTCGGCCGCGGCTTAGCCCCGGATCGTCGAGCATCGACACAGGCTGTCCAGGACAGGACCGCGGACATTGCTGCGTCGAACTTGTCCTCGAGGCGCCCGTCTTGCTTCTGGAGGATCCACAGCGGCGCTCCCTGGTCGTCAAGGAGCTTCAACTCGTGTCTGCCAGCGTTTCCCATATGCTTGATCAGCGTCTCTTGCCAGGCGTTTTCGCCATAAGTGACAATCCCGGAATCGATAGCCTCGACATACGCCCTAACCGCGGCGGCCATAGGCGTTTTGCGTTGGGTGAACCACTCGACAACTTGATCGGGGAATCGGGCCGCCCATGAAGCAACGGTTTCTGTCCAGTGGGGCGGGTCGCAGTACATGCGCCACACCTCATACCGGGACATCATGTCCGTGACTAGGTCCGTGACCTCATCCTCTGGGATTTCCCAGTCCTCAGCGTTTTCAGGGCGCTCCCAGCAGCCCAAAAGCATCTGCCGTCCGGTCTCGATATCCGTGATGGTGAGTGCAGTGGCGTCACGGAACCTCGCGCCGTCAAACCCTGCGGTGACGAACGCGGCGTCCGGTATCGGACCCCACGGTTTGTCTTCGTCCTCGAAGCGCAGGGATTCGACTTTGAGCATGTCGAACGCTTGGTAGCCAGATTTGCGCCACCGATTCAGCCACACCCGTTCCCAGTAGGCTTTGTCGATGCCCTTGCGGTCGTAGTCCTTTGCGATCCGCTCAAACTGGCCGACGCCCCACTCCCCTACGGGGCCGGTGGCGTCTGCGACGGCTGCGATCCGGTTCTCCACAGTGGATAGGTCGCGGTGCTCGTCGCCGGCCCATCGGCGGAAGAAGAACAGGCTGGGGTCGTCAACCTCACCTTTGTCGATAGCTTCCGCTTCGGCGAGAACATCCTCTTCGATGCTGTTCTGCCCCGGCTGGCCCGCGGTGGAGGTGTACAGCGTCCACGGATCCTCGAGGGGCCGCTTCGGCATGTTCTGGAGCATCGTTTCGTGCGCGTCCCGCATCCGCTGCATGAACAATCGGTGTGGTTCATCGAAGTGCTGGAAGGTGGTTCGTGCACCGTCTCGGGATCCGGGGGCGTTGGATACCGCGACGACAAAGCCGTCTTCGGTTCCGTTCCAGCCCTTTCGGATGATCTTCTCTTTAGTGATCACGAACAGTTCCGCGTCAGGCCCATTTTCGAGCACATACTTGAGCACGCCGTACGCGAGCTCTTCCACCTGCTCCTCGGTGACCGCCATCATCGGAATGACGGGCGACTCCACGGGCCGGCCGACCGGATTGCCGCTGGCGTCGAACCCGTCGCACCGAACCGGAGCCTCGGGGTGCAGCTCGCAACCCGATATCCAAGCGGCGAGCTCGGTTTTCGCCAGCCCCTTACGGACCTCAATGGCTCCACGCTGAAACCTGCGCCGCCCCGCAAGCCGGTGCCCTTGCGGGTAGATCTCGTAGAGGCGGTAGATGATGCCGCGCTTCTCGTCATCGAGGCGTGCCGGCTGCCCCGATAGGGATCCGGGGCCGAACACCATCCGCTCTTCGATGAACTGGCAGACCTGCGGCCCCAATGTCGGGTAGGACAGGTCGAGCGGCGGAACAATCAGAACCGCCATGGCGGGACTATTGGACTAGCTTGAGCCGCGGATCGGAGTCGGGTTCTGGCATCGGGGCGGGGTTGGGGACGCCGCGGCGCTTCTGTCCCTTTGCCTTCGAATCCTCCGACTGCTCGATCTGCCATTCCAGCCGGCGCCGAGCCATCGGGTTAGTTCCGTAGTCGACATCGGCCTTCTCGAGCCGAACCTGAATCTCAGCCCGCTCTTTCGCTGTCTCCGCCAACCAAAAGTCGTTGTACAACATCGCCACACGCAACAAACCGTTGATGTCCGACTCCGCATACTCGGGAGCCATCGGAGACGACCAAATATCAGCCCACCAACGCTTCGTCATCGAATGCCACGCGATCTCCGCAGGGAGCTCGGGCGCTTCAATGTCGTGATCGGCAGACAAAACAGCCCTGGTCGTCGTCTTATTGCGCCGAGCAACCAGACTCGGATCTTTCTTGGTGGGTCCAGGCATCATCAACCTCCCGTTTCGGGACTTGGACGCCCCGTTTCGGGGCCGGAAAAGCTGGGGAACCCGTACAGGCCGAAAAGACGGCGTCTGGCCGATGTCGGGGCGTGGGGTGGGGTGGGGGTGGTCCCCAGGGGGTCATTGCCGGGCCGTGTTGGCTTCCTGTGCGGTTTTCCAGGCGTGGCAGGTGTGGCAGGTTGCTTGGCAGTTGATTGCGAAGTCTGTGCCGCCGAGGCTGACTGGTTTGATGTGGTCGACTTCGGTGGCGTGGGTGGTGCATCGTGGTCCGCGTATCTGGCATGTGTGGTTGTCGCGGTGTAGGACGTAGGCTCTGGTGCGTCTCCATGCGCTGGTTCCTGTGCGTCCTGCGGATGCGGTGCGTGGACTAGAGGACCAGCCGCTTACCTGATGCTGGGGGCAGCGCCTAGCGCCATGCACCAGCTCTGTGCAGTCAGGGTGTGCGCAGACTCTAGGTGCGCGGGGCATGGCCATCTCGGGACAACTGCAGACGCGCGCGCTTCTGCTGCTCCTCCACGGTGGTGACACCGACTGGCCTGTTGAAGTTGATCGAGTTGTCGACGTGTTGGCCTGTGCCGGGTTCTCCGTTGGGTATCCAGGCATAGTCCCATTCGCGGTAGGACGCGACGTTGGTTTCACCATTGAAGATGTGCAGCACATTGGTGGGACTGGACAGGTAGTGCGTGCCTGATGGGTGTACGTATTCCTTGCCTCGTGAGCAGACTAGGACGGGCATTAGTGAATCCCCCTTAGGAGGTACCTAGATCAATCACGGCTTCGCAACCCACGACTTCGAACGTTGCACTTACTGTGGTGCGCTCCGTACGGGACGTGCCCGCATCGACATGAAAGGCGGCCGTAGTCATCTCTTCGGGCATCAGCAGTACTCCAGTTCTACGGTGGGGCCAGCCCATTGGGTGCGTGTGCCTGTGCGGTGGGCCTTGCGTGGGGCGTTACGTGTGGGGCGCTTGGAGATCAAGGTGTCCGCATCCTCGTGGTCTACGAGGCTTGGCCATGTGTAGGCGATGCGGTGCTCTTGGTCTCTGGCCCATGTGGTGATGGCGTCGTCAATGGGCATCTCAGGTAGGGCGTCGAGAAGATCAGGTACCAGGGTGGTGCGGATGCAATACCCCACTGCGTGTAGTAGATGCTCGGATACCAGCCAGGGCGAATCAGTTTGGTCGGCTTGGGTTGTGGCGCGTTGTATGCCGCGCTGCCATAGACGCGGATAGTTGGTCCCCAAATACAGGGACACAATGTCACAAGGGGCCGCGGTGAGCGCTTTATCGAGCTGTGTGCGGAAGTCGTCTATGGGTTGGGCGTCATCCTCAAGGACAACTACCCACTCAGTAGGGCTGGTGGATAGCCACTCGAGTACATGGCGGTGGTTGCCGTTGCAGCCCTTAGATCCGTTGTCTAACGACAGGAACGCTGCACCAGTAGCTTCCATCAGGTTATGGGCCGCGGCGGCCCGCTTGTTATGGCCAACTATGCCGATGCGGTAGGTCAAGCCCACCAAAGCCTCTGCATCTCATGGTGCCAATCCACGCCAGATAGGTCTGGCTCAAGGAAGTGAAAGGTCTTTCCATCCTTGGCCCATCCCCGCATAACGGATATCGGCTCGCCCCGCGATACTTTCAGCATCCGATCCGCCAGGGCATGGTTAACCACTCTTCGCTGGAGCTGGTTCATGCGTTCGTCGGGTCTCATGAGTTGAACTCCGAAGCGAGTGCGTCATAGGCGTCCGCTGCGTCGAGTAGATGTTGCGCGAGCTCGCGGGCCCCCGCGCTATCGCCCCAGTAGATCTCCCCATAGACGCCGTCGTCGATCCACGGCTTATGATCTCGCTTCGGTAGGCGCTTACCGCAGAAATCTCGAGTCTTGATGCCGACCCAGAAGGGGCCGAAGTACTGCTCGTCGCTCATCAGCGCTTGTCTCTGTATGTGACGAACATCTTCGGCGCCTTGGGCGCCAGCTCTCCAACCGTCGTGTGCCACACATATCGGTTTGGCTTGTCGTCAGATGTGCGGGCTTCCCGAATGTTCTCGATCGGCCCAATGCATCCGCCCGCTGAGGTGGTGGAGTTCTCCATGGCGTCGGACCACCAGTCCCAGATGGATTGGCGGACCAGGTCTTTGTTGGCCTTCTCAACGCGCGGTGGAAGGTTCATGGCCTCGATATGGGTCAGGATCTTGCCTAGCAGGTTTCGGACCTGCGCCGCTTGGACAGGAAAGTAGTAATCCTCGTAGCGGCCACCGATACCGCCTGGCACATGGATCACGTCGACAGACATAGTTGTTCCCTCAATTCTCGACTTGACTTAACTGGTCCTACCTTTGGACGGGTAGGGGCGCCTAGTACGTGTGCCTAAAGCGGCAGGCGCTCAACCGAAGACAAGCGCAGCGTGGTGGCGCTTGTGGCAGCGGCGAACCGGAACGGTTCGATGCGCTGGTTGGTCTTGCGGTTGTAGACCACGTTCGTGAAGTCCACCCGATACGTCAGCTCAGGCAGTGGCCCGATTGCTTCGGTGTTGGCGAGCAGCTTCACACCTGGTGTGGAATCGAGAGTCTTCAGCACACCGTCTTCCTCGATGCGGCCAATGATCGGCTCCAAACGCACCGTGGTGGGGATATCGGAGATGGTGGCCAGCACTTCCTTCACCGACGGAGTGAAAGTGACCGTGCCGGAAATCATCTTCAGATCCGGCTCGCTACCCTCATCAGACCCATCAGAGACGATGGCCTGATAGGTGTCGGCCACAGTGAAGTACACGAAGGCTGCCATTAACCATTCTCCCTTCGCATCTCATCAGCGAGGTCTTCTAGACGCTTATGTTCATCGGCCATCGCTTTAGCGCGATCACCGACAGGATCGAAAGGCGGGGTGCGCCACCCACACGAGCAGGCACCGCCCTTGCGGGTCTTCCCGCCGGGGAGCATCTGCTCGAAAGTTCCAACGATGTGGGAGTTCACCCACTCCGCCAAGGTGTACTGGATGCCGTCAGGGCCGGTGATGAGATGGTCGGCCATCACACACCCCCTGCGGTGAGTTCGCGGATACGTTCCGGTGTTGTTGCCTGCCGGTACAGCTGGTAGCGGGCCTTGTTGCGTTCAGTGGCGGCACGATCAGCGTCGGTCAAATGATCGCCGCTGGCGCCGGGTAGGTGGTACAGGTGATATCCGGGGCCGTCTATGAAGCGGGTTGGGCCGCAGCACACCTCAAACGCTCGGCACATCGCGTCATCGTCATACCAAGCACCCTCAAACGACTCGTCGTATTGACCGATCAGTGAGAGTGATTCCCGGGAGACGACATTGACGGCACCGATCGACTGACGGTCGCCTCGGACCTGATGCGATACAGCTTCTTCGGGCTCTAACTCAAGGTCTCGGACGCGAACCGAGTCCTCGGGGGCAATGGCCATGAAGCGTGAGAACGGAACGACTAAACCTGGTGTCAACGAAGCCAGCGCGACCGCTTCCCGAATCTGGATAGGGTCGACCAGCAGATCTGATTCGCAGTAGATAAGTACATCGGCGTCAACCATGTCGGCACCGCGGTTATATGCGGCGGATCGATTGAACGACTCATAGCCTGAGCGGCCGTCATCAACAACATGGATGCGGTACAGCCCCTCCATGCCCATCAGGACGCGTCGCAGATTCGCGGGCCTTAGAGGGTCCTTACCGCGGTCCCGGAACGGGATGATCACGGCGACGTTCACAGGTACTCCCCTGCGACCTTCGCATAACCAGCGCGCAGCTGGTCCCACGTCTCATCGGGGAGTTCTTGAGGTCCAAACGATAGGTGCGACACCACAAACCCTCTATGGATGACTCGGGGCTGCATATTGGCTGCACCTTCGTCACCGATCTTGAAGCCGTGCGGCCAATCCCTGCCTGCGATATGGGCAGGCGAAGGGGTGTCCAGTAGGTCTGCGATGCGTTTCAGGGTGGGGTGGTCGAGTCCGATGCAGTTGATCGACAACCAGTCCGTCGTCGGGATGACCTGGTTGGGTTGACCAGTCACATCCCGCCAATTGGTCAGGAAATGCTCGTGTGACATGTGGGCGTAGTCGCCGGACATGTGCACATCCAACAAAGGGATGTTCAGGTTCTCGAAGCCGCGCCAAATCAGCGGCTCCAACCATGTTGAGGCGCCGTTGTTCACGGTCAGCGCGGAGACAACGCTGCCGCGGTTGTTGTCTATCGCCTCAAGGTATTCACCGAAGCGTGCGGTCTCGAAGAACACGTCATCGTCATCGACCTTGACGAACAAACAGTCCCGATACTCGGGTTGGGCGTAGTACCACCACACCTTGTTGAAACCGGTCCAATGGCATCCGCCATGGAAGTCGTTACGGACGGTGATCCGCTCGCCCGTGATGGTTTGCAGATACTCCGCGTCCTTGGGGTCGCGGGCGAGGTTCCAGATGTCGTATTCAACATTCGGATGCTCAGCCAGGATGCGTTTGATGTACGGTACCTGGAGTTGCATATTGGCTTTACGGCCCGCGAACACAAAGAGGATGACTCGCAACACAACTCCCTAGGTGATCCGAATCGCCCAAGCCTCATGCGAATGCCCAACCACACACCAGTTGATGCCGGTGCGGTCGGCATATTCGCGCCAGGCTTTCATCTCGTGGTCTTCGCAGCCGTCGTAGCTGTGCCACTCATCAAAAACGACATAAGTTCCAGGCTTGAGCTGTAGATATTCCAGAGCTGTTGCCGTGGACGAGTACAGGTCGCAGTCGATATGCACCAAACCACACTCAGGGAACGTGAACCCTGGCAGGGTGTCGGCATACCGACCTATCACTAGGCGAGTGTTGTTGATGGCTGGTGGTTTATGCGCGAACGACCCCTTAGGGAATCCGTCGCGCCAATCCTCAGGCAGTCCGGTGAAGCTGTCGAATCCGATCACCGGCATGTGCTCGGCAATGATGCGGGTCGATTCGCCTTTACCCACCCCAAACTCCAAAGCCACACCGGAAGGTCTCAAACCGACCACATGCCGCAGCAGCGAATAATGCTCCGCGGGCGGGAAGTACGGGCCTAACTGGTAGTCCTGGACGCCCTCGCCTCCCCGGAATGGAAAGTACGGCCATGTTGGGTGCTTGTGGCCCCAACGGTTTCCATTGGCCTCACACATCCGGGCACGCTCGGGAAGCTCAAACCGGGAAGAACCTGTTCGGTTTCCTTCGGCTTTGTCGCGGGAGTAGATCAAGTTGTGTGATCCTCGGACATCGGCGAACGGCCATCGCGTCAACCCTGCGTCGTGGATTCTCTGTGACCAGTCGACGTGTTCGCCGCCGTGCGCCCCATATCCGGTGTCCATGCCGCCCACCGTGTCGATCACTCGGCGTTCGGCGTATAGGAGAACTCCGCGGGGGAATCCGATGGCGAAATGCTGCTCGTCTTGGTGGGTGACGCTGTGTCGGCCGCCGCTGGGCCACTGGAACGACAGATGCGGTTCCGGCGACTCAACGTAAGGCTTCCACCACTCGTCTACGGTGGGCCACACATCGTCGTCAGCGAGAAACAGGTGGTCGCACCCCAAGTCCATGAGCTCGGCGATGCAACGGTTTTTCGCCACCGCTATCCCCATAGGTTGTGGATGGCGAACAACGCTCACGCTAGGAACTCGATGCACCGGGATACCGCGCCAGCCTTCAAGGCATAGGGGCTCGTCGCTGCCGTCGTCCACAACGACAATTGGCACATCAGCCGAGGTGTGCTCGATCCAGTGCGTTAACGCGTTGAGGAGGACATCTCGGCGGTTGTGGGTGGTGATCGCTACCCCGAGCACTACTCACCCTCTTCACAGTGCGGGCAGCAGTCGTACCGGAGGCGGCGGCCGCAGTACTCGCAGTGCTGCACGGCCATCTGATCTCCCGTTTCGCCTGTACCCGTCGGGGTGGAGGTCTACGATCCGCCAATGATCAAGATCGCAGCTGCAGCCGCCGTAGCGGCCAGCATTGTTTTCGCGCCCGCGGCGTACGCGGACGATGACGCCTACCTGGACGAACTGTCCGGGCAGGGTTTTCAAGTGATGTGGCAGTCCCGGCCGTTCCTACTGGCCGCCGGGAACGGCATGTGCAATGACTTGCGCAACGGGGAAACCCCCGAGCAGGTCGCCTCGCACTCCAACTATCCGAACGCGACACCAGCCAATCTGTTGGCTATGGCGCGATCGGCGAAACGGAACCTATGCCCCTAGGTTCACGATCCAGTAGCTCATCCATGCGGCTGTAGGCCACGAGCTCGGCGTCAACATCGCCCTCAGTACGGGCTATACGTAACCGCTGCAACGCCTCTAGGATGCGGAGCTGGTTAGCAGTGAGGGGCATGGCACTAGATGTGGTAACCCATGAGCCTGGCTAAGTAGGCCAGTGTTAGGAGCTCGAAATACTCGGCGGTGTGCGTCGGCCCCAGTTCCGGGTACTCGCCCAACGGTTGACCATCAAGCATGATTACCTCCCAAAGGGATTCAGCTAGGACGGGAGATTAGGCAAAGCCGTGTGACAGTCGCAGCAGCGCGTGAACACCTCGCCGGTTAGCCGTCCCACTTCCGTGTAGGACTTGCCTGTATGTGGGCATCCAATGAAGGTATCCCACTCTTCCGGCGACGCCTCAAGCAGGAAGCTCAATTCGTCGTTCATACCTCAATTATCCCGCGTTTCAACGGGATCAGCGGTGTCTAGGACTGTGGAGGTGGTAGTACGACGGCGTCATACAAGCGCTTCCATGCGATGCATTGCTTCTCTGCGCTCTTGCGCCGCCAGAATGTCTCTCGATGGATTACCCTGCCGTAACGCTTGAGTACCGCCTCGTAGGTGTTCGGGATGCCGGGCGCTCCAAACACATTGAAAAGCTGCTTGTAGTAGCAGGCGTAGTCGTCCGGCCTGTGTCCGATCAGGGCTGTATGTATTGTGTCAGCCAGGTTGGTCAATGGCTTCTCGGTGATGTCCATACCTTCAATTATCCGACGTTTCAGAGGAATCAGCGGTGTCTAGGCGGGTGGGATTCGTCGGGAGCCGAACATCCGCCGCCGTTCAGCGGCTTCCTTGGCCTCTTCTTCATCGCGCTGAGTCCATACGCCCAGCATCTTGCGGCGCTCAGTAGGAGTATCAGTGTCCCTACCAGCATTCTCGGTCATCGCCTCGATGTAAACCCGCTCATACGTTGCGATAGCACGGCTTAACTCTTCATCCGATGTATCAGAAGGATCGAAAGAGAGGCCGAGTTCACGTGCCCGGTCTATATGGGCTTGAGATGGTTCAGTCATCGGGTGTACCTCTGTACGATTTCGAGGGCAGCTTTCACATCAGCTCTATTGCGCTCGGAGTCAACAAGCCCTCGATGATGAAGCAGACCTAAGACGCCATCGACGGATTGCAGATCGGCGCCCACTCGCTTCAAAGCTTCACGAGCAGCGGCAGTGCAAGCGCAAAACATCATGCCGTCCCAGTTGTGCCGTTTACACACCGCCTCAGCGACTTCAATCTCGGGATCATCCATACCTCAATTTTACCGAGCTACAGCGTAAGTCGCGGTGTCTATTCAGGTGTGAGGGTGTAGCTTTCACCAGTCTTAGAGTCGGTGATGGTGGCTTCTATGGTTCCGTTGATGCGCTGTAGCCGCGCCCACACATGCTCGTCGAGTTGGATGGAGCCTTGGGGCATGCCGTCTTCGTGTCCGAGCCACATGGTTCGGGAGGTGTGCCGGTACTCCCGGTTTTGGTAAGTGAGTACCGCTGTGACGGGTCCATCACCTTCGATACGGTATGACACCTTGTCGAACATGTGTTCGATAGTAGAACGGAGAGGCTGTAGGGGCAAGTCAGTCCTGCATTGCCTTACATTCGCAGTCGTCGCGGGTGCAGCGACCAAACCAGCCTTCGTGGTCATGCTGCGGATGGATGCAGTTCTGACAGCGTGGAGGGCACATCGTTAGGTGCCCTTCTCTGCCATCAGCTTGCCGCGCTTGACGATGCCACCGAGGACATCGCCCCACCATCCGGTGTCATCTTGCTCAAGCGCCCACTGCGCCTTCTCGCCCCAGCGGATTATCTCGTCTTGCAGCTCAATGCAGCGGCGATTCAACTGCCGCTCGGTCTCAATGCTCATACCTCAATTTTACTGCGGTGCAGCGACATCAGCGGTGTCTAGCGTCGCCCGAACAGGCTGCCGAGAATATCTATGGGGTTGGCCGCTTTGACCACTCCCCTAATCTCCGAGCCGAGCTGACCTAGTTCAGCTTCCGCGCTACCGGCAATACCGTCAGCGGACGTCTGCACCACACTCACGGCGCGGTCAACGCCGTCGCGGGCGATATCCAGCAGGCCGTCCATGAACTTCGGCACGGTGTCGTCAGGGATCTTCTTATCCGCGATGCGCTCACACATGGCCACGAGTGGAGGGGCCATGGCGCCGGCTAGTGCCGCGAAGAATCTGTCGAGCATGGCGGCACCTCCACATTGACACTCAGATCGGCTGCGGCGAGTACCGCCTTGATGTCGGCGAGGTTCATGCCTTCAAGGAAAATCCAGCACCCGCAAGGGGTGTTGATCGAGCACTGCTGGCCGCATTCGTCACAGTCCCAAGGTGGGCAGTTTCCGCAGTGTTCGGGGCGCGGGCAATCGCCGTCTTGCCCCACCGTCGAGCCGCAACCAAGACATTCAATCATCGCCAGCCTCATGGTTTGCACATACGACGGCGGGTCCGAGGTCGTACACGGCGTCAGTGGAGATGCCACGCAGTTGCACTTCGACCATCGACGGTTTCTCGCACTTATCGCACCAGCCGCCCATCGGCTCGCCATCGCACTGAACGTCCAGCGTCAGGTGGATGCCCTTACTGATGCAGTCGGCGACGGTATTGCGCGCTTCCTTACTCAGCTTCATCGCTCGGCGGCACCTGTTCTGTCCAGCTTGTTGGGTCGTTCTCGGGATCTACTCGACACCCTGCAGAGCAGGGGGCGTAGCGGATACGGCCACAGGGGATGCAGCAGCGGACACGAGACAGAGGCATAAGGGAACCTCCGTTTGGGCATAGAAAAACCCCCACCGAACAAATGTCGATGGGGGTTTAAAAGAATGGGTGTAAGTCGCGCCTATGCGCAGTTTACTACTTGACAGCGGTTAAGGGGTATATCCCCTGGTCGGCGTGTCGCAATCAGACGCACACCTTCACGTGCACATCCAACCCGGAAGCGATGTCCACGAGAGCATCCAAGGAGAACTTGGAGATCTTGCCGCGCAGCAGATCCGACACCCGAGGCTGGGTCAGTCCGAGTGCTTCGGCGGCCTGGACCTGGGTCCATTCGCGCTCGTTGATCTTCTTTTCGATTGCCATCATCAGCTCAGACCGCACGCGAAGGTTCTCCGCTTCGCGCGGGGTGTCGGCGATGTCGTCCCATACGCTCATAGTTCCTCCTGCGCTTTCTTGTATCGAGCCTTACCGGTGTTGATGTCTTGCTGGGAAGTCTTCTGTGACTTCTTGACGAAGCTGTGCAGTACGAACACCACATCCCCAAGGGTGGCTACGTAGAACACACGGTACGCGCCGTCTTCGGTGCGTACGCGTATCTCGCGGCAGCCCTTGCCGACTGTTGGCATTGGCTTCCAGTCGTGGGGCTCTAGGCCGTGCTGAACCCTATCCAGTTGGTAACCGGCGTCCTGCCGTGCCGCTTCGGGGAAGTCCCGTAGGTCCTCAAGTGAGGTACCTATCCAGCGGAGAGGCTTTTCGTCGGTCACCTCATTAATATATCAGAACCGATATACTTATGCAAGGTGGAGGCAGTTACGTCGTCGCTCCATAAATGGGCGCGTCCGAGGTTGTGGCCCACCACATATCATCCGTGCCGTACCCGCGCTCAACCTCAACTATCCGAAAGCGGGCCGCCCGTCCGGACTTCAATTCAGTTTCAATAACTTCCCCCACCTTGGGTATGGGTCGCGTCCAGCCCATCCAGCGGTGGGTATCCCCCCTGTGTCCGTGGTATTCAATCCTGTCGCCCCAGGACCGATGCGCAGAGACTATCCATACGTTCATCAGTTTCACTCCCTTTGCGGCTTGCCATAAGGCACTGCCATAACGCGGTGTCGCATAGATTTTTCTTTACAGATCTTTTGGCAAGACCGACGCTAGACGTATGGGTATTGAAGCTAGAATGCGTGTCTACGTAACCACCGCAACCGGTGGTGAAGTTGAGTGTCTAACTACCACTCGGGTAGTTCCCGGACGCGATATGCCTATCGTTTGGGTCACTGCGGCCAACCCTACGCAGGCGTGGAAGATGCGTGAGATACCTTGGCCTGCGCAGTATGTGCGACCAGCGTGAACTACTCAACCCAATCACACTCAGGGGCGGCGCAATCTTCTTCGTCACAGTTCTGCCAGCAGTGCGGATGCCTAGGGTCCCTGAAATCGCATCTATGGGTGCAGCACCAACCAGGATCTAGGTCACTCCCCTCACAGTCGAGGGCCGACACTAGACCGGCTCCACTACGACGTAGTGGGTGCAGCCACAATCGCACCTGGCGTACACGAATCGGCCAGTCCACGTCTCTTCATCGAAGTACGTGGACTGGATGTGTCGACCTTCCAAGTGCTTACACTTCGGACAGGTCCCGACCCTCACCGCTCCAGCTCCTCTAGCGTCCACCGCAGGTCTTGGGCTAGTCCAGGATTGTCCTCGGCGCACGCGTCGGCATACGCCGCAAGTGCCACCCGCGCGTGGCGATCCTTCTTGTATTCAAGGATGAAACATGGCCCCATATCCTTGCCGTCCATCCGCTCAACTCGGTACTTCATGTACATGCCGCGTCCGTCGCTCATGCGCCCTTCTTTCGGTCTCGTTTCTCGCAGTTGTTGTGCGCGTGCAGCACATCCCCCAGTCGGTAGAACTTCTTACCCGTGTCCGGGTCGCTAGAGACTGGACGCAGATGCCCACCACGGGTAAGCGAGTGCACCCGCTGCGCATTCAGCTTCTTTCCCATCTCCCCTATCCGGCGGGCGATAGGTTCGATGGTGTCGGCGGTGACGATGTGTTTGTTCGCTTCATGTACTCGTCCTCGGTCGATCACAATGTCATCGTCGGCGGGGATGTCTATCTGTCGCCAGCAGTCATCGATAGCGGCTTTGATGTCCTCGTACGCTTCTTCTGAACCTTCAGTGAGGGCTAGGGCGATCATGTTGACTCGCAGCCACTTGGCCAGCGTGATGATGTCGTTGCCCTTATCCCACACGATCGCTCGTTGTTCGCATACCAGCCTCACCCACGTACCTAGGCAGTTGTGCAGTACGTCAGCGGCGTTGTGTGCCCCGATATGGATGGGGACCTGAGACTCAGGCTTGGGCCTTCGGGACATACTCAACCCTGGCCTCTGGATGCGAGCCTGGCGGGTGAGGGTGACGGACAGCTCCCCGATCATGCGGGGGATGCTGGCCAACTCTTCACGGAGCTTGTGTTGGGAGCCTTTATCGAGAAAGAAGCTGTCGGAGACGGACACTAAGCGGACCTCCTGTACGTGGCGTGAGCCTGTGCCGCCTTCTGGGCCGCAGTGAATCTGCGGTCGAGCTCAGCCCGTCGGCCGGTGGGGATAAGTGCCGCTTCCGCTTTGGCTACCAACAGTGCTCTACGTAGTTCGCTCACAAAGCTTCTCCGTTCGACGGTGGATCGTTAGCGAGTTCAAGCAGCACGTCTGCATGACAAGGGGAATCGAGAGAGCACCAGCAGGCGAGATCGTGGCCCCGTAGCGGCGCGACGAACTCGTCTAGGTCTGCGTCTGTCATGAACGTCATATCGAGCGACCGGTAGAGCGCAACGCACCGACCGATAGCGCTTACCTTGCTCCCGAACCCGTCGTACTGGACGCCGTTGTCATCCTCTATGAGCCACTCGCCACCGACGAGAACAGGTCGAAACGGGTTGCCCCATTGGCTCGGTCGCCCGACGTAGATAGCACCCTCGGGCATTCGCCAACCCCTAGTGCGCTTCCGCTGAATCCGCTGCGGCATCGTCACTCCTGCCCGTTCGACGGTAGATCGTTCTCTGCCTAATGGCGATATGGTGAGCTTCTGCTGCGGCTAGTGCGTCTGATTCGCTGTCGCCGAGATAGACCTCATCGGGTATATGCCACCCAGTGCTGAAAAGCACCTGCCACGAACTAGCGCCGTACTTGAACAGAATGTAAGCACCGCCGTCAACTTCGGCGCGGCACCCATTCTTTGGGACGCGAATATCTGGGTTGTGGTCCCATTGCAGCGGTTCAGCACTCAACTCTCACTACCTCCTCAATCGCTGGACGAGGAGTCAGAGTTCAGGACTTCCACCTTGACGTCATCTTCGTCACCGGGCATGACAACACGGAGGGATAGCACGGAGAAGTAGTAGCCCCCATTACCGTCATTGGCATAGCAGTCTGCAAGGGCAATGGGGTTCTGGTTGTGCAGAATTGAGATGGTGGCGTAGTTGGTATTTCCGTCACCGTCATAACCGCTCCGATCCGCGTCTGGTGTAACCTGAACGCCGGTAATAATCGCCTCCAGCGCGTCCGGCTGGATTACCCACTTCCCATCGGCGGAAGCACAACAGTCACTGTCTGACATGTAGAGATGCAGCACAGTGCCATCGTTTAGCACCAGCCTCGTACCGTCGGCCTCGACGGAGGCTATACGCTTGCCCGCAATGCGCTCGTGGACGTTCTGTAAATCAGTCATTCCCATACCTCAATTATCCTCCGATACACTGACATTCGCGGTGTCTAGCCCGCTTTCCTTTCCTGGTTCCACCTGCGCCTGTCCTTCAATGACAGCTCCCCGTAAATTCCGTGCTGGTCGTGTACCTCTATCGCGAATTGGAGGCATTGGAGTTTGACTGGGCAGCCGTGGCAGATTTCCTTGGCCCGCTTACATTCCCGGCTGCCGCCTTGGTCCGGGAACCACCACTCCGTAGGGAGTCCACGGCACGCCGCTTTATCCTGCCAGGACAGGTCCGCGACCAGACCGGTGAGGCATCCAACGATGTCTGCGGCGACACTTCCACCGGCTATCCAGTCGGTAGGGCTTGAGTGCGGCATCAGCTTGCCTCCCTGTTACGCATGATCTTCGCGCGCTCACGAGGGCCTAAGCCGCCGTAGATCCCGTCGCGTTCGTCGTTGACGATCGCGTAGGTCAAACACTCAACCCTGACTGGGCATGAGCGGCATATCTTCTTGGCGTATTGGTACTGCACGGTGATCGACTCGCTATCACCGTCGCCACGCTTATGGGGGAAAAACGCGTCCGGGTCTGCGGTGGCGCAGGACGCCTGGATCATCCAGGGCTCCGGTTTCAGGCAGGGTAGTTCCGCTTTACCGGAGATGATGCGCGGTCCAGGGTGAATATCGTCACGCATTTCATTTCCTCCAACGTGTCTCATGCGGCCAATGCCTTGGTTTCCCTAAATCCCCCTGCCCATCCATGGCTATCCATCTACAGGGATGTCCTTCTGGGGCACTACAGTCCGGGCACACCCGCTCAGCGGCCCCCGTTTCGGTGTATGCCGTAGGTTTCCGTCGGCTACCGGTGTCTTGGTAGTCAGTCATCGGAAGCCTCGGGGTAGAACTTGGCCTCATCGTCGGAGCCAACGCCCTGACAACCATGATCACAATCACAGTCACCGCAGCCGCCATACTCGATTCCGAACATGTCGATGTAGCTCATTCGGTCACCGTCCAGCCAGACGCCCAACGGGACTGCTGCACATAGTGCAGCCGCGTCTTGGGGACGGGCTTCCCTTCAAAGAATCGGTCGTGATGCACCTCGCCCGTCTCGCGCCATTGATAGTCAATCCGCCGCTTCCGCGTGAGTCCTCCAAGGGCTTTATCCACCTCTACGGCAACGTGTTCGTCGTGCCCGTAATACTCATTGGTGAACTTCCAGTCGCAGGCGTCGCAAGCCTCTCCATCGAATAAAGCGCGGTGCGTGGCTATCACTTCCGCTATGAGCTTCTGTGCGTCCGAAGGTTCGTCACTCATCGGTTACTCCAGTACCTAAGCTCTTGGTCCTGCTCAGCGATACGTTCCTCCAGCCGCTCTACTTCCGCGATGAGTTCAGGAACCAACTGCCTTGCAGCGGCGATGAATCGGGCATCCGCCTTGTCGGCATATCCGTAGTGGTAGCCGTCACTAGACACGAGAATTGAACGGTGGCCGGAATGTACCGATGCACTTGTCGTCGTCGGATCACCGGTAGCACCAGGACGGGTCTCCCACGGTCCTCCGGTTACGCCTTCTAGGGATGCTTTAGCGCGGTCTACAAGCTCACTCAT